ACTGTAAAGCCTGTGAGTTGGGATTACAGATTCAGCAATCTTTGCAACTTCAAATGCCGCATGTGCGGGGATATGTTGAGCAGCAGCTGGGAAACAGAACAGCGCACTCATGATATGTTGGACTATGCCAATCCCAAAAACAACTGGATGCGCCCTGAAGTACGAGAACAAATAAGTCAATTTCAGAACACGCAAATTGAAGCAGAATTTGCCGCTGCCGTAGAAGAACACCGAGTAGAAGAAATATACTGGGTCGGCGGCGAGCCACTCATGTACGAACAACACTGGCGCTACATGCGTCGCATAGTTGAATTAGGAGATGGAAAAAATGTTTACGCAAGATACAATACCAATCTCAGCCGTGTTGACTACAATGGTATCAACCTTTATCGTGATATATTGGCTCATGTTCGGGACTGGCAAATCTGCGCCAGTATCGACGGTCTTGGACCCATTGGAGAATACATACGCACCGGGTTGGATTCTACCACCTTTTTAAATAACTTTCGGCAGGGACTGGCAATAGCTCGCAATCGTCGACAAATGCGTTTAGACTTTACGCTCACATTGCCGGGCATGTTCGAAGTCAAAAATATACAGGATCTAGCACAAGAACTTAATGTGGATATTTTGGCCAAGGTTGTATTTGGGTTTACACCGGACATTATAATGAGTCCACTGGCTCTGCCACGTACATTACTAGAACCCTGGGTTGATGAGTTATTGCTTTATGGACCAGCTGGTGCCATGCATGACATATTGGTGCAACTCAAAAATCGTCCAACCTTTGAAGAACAATGGCCGGACCAATACCAAGCAGGTATTGCGCAAGGCAAACGTCGTGTGCTAAAATTAGAAAGTATTAGAACTGCCAAAACTAGTATGTTGGAAATATTGTCGGCTCGGCCCGAAATAGGAGCATGGTATGAATCAATCAAAACTTGATATTGTTGAAGTAGAGTTGGGTGTACCCGAGCAGTCCGGAACTGTAAAGGTCTATATCGACGTGTATGATAATAGCCTGAGCCGAAAGTGGTTGGTATCATTGAATGAGTTAGTTCGCAACAACTATCATTTGGAAAAGAACTATTGCTTTTTGGGATTTGCCGACTCGCCTCGCAATGGTGAGTTTTTGGTTGAACAAATCAATCGCAGCATAGCTGCTATCAACAAGTCTGATATAGGTTATCACATTGATGATCACTACACCATGGAAAATAGTGTGAGTGCCAGCGGCGGAGTTGATCGTGCCCATTTTAATCAATTGCATCGTTACTTTGAAGATCTTCAAGGCGGTAGCGGACACATCAGCCACTATTACCGGCGTGCTGATCGCTCTACACGGTGGCACATACGTCAGTTGAATCTGTTGTGTCATGAGTTTGAATCTTGGCAATTGAGTTATCGTAAAAAACTAACAGCACCGGAATGGCAACGCCCCAGTCAGCTGATGTGCTGGTTAAATGCTCCACGCTTTGTACTGGATGCCAGCGATTACGAACTGTTTGGAATAGACACCATCAATCGTAGTCTAGGCGGAGTATATGTAGGAGTTAACAAAGCAGTGGGTAAACACCATTGGGAAGTGTTTCAAGACGAAGGACGCGACAGTCGTCTCGGTGAACTGACTACCACATCATTGAAATCTCAAACCGAAGCCTCTGGGGATTTTGACATAGAATGGGCCAATGATCCTGGTAAGTATCATTGGCAAATTAAAAACTTGGCAGACTTCAGAGTTTGGTTGGTAAACAATGGTTTTGACCCAGAAGATAAAACACTGACTATTGGACATCCTCAAGTGGGACAAGTGGATCTATTGCGTAGTTTTGCTACAGAAAATTACCTTGATATATGGCGATTGTTAAATACTTGCCTAAATGTACATGCTATAACAACCAGTGATGCCCGAGCAGTGTATGATTACCACTGGTGGAACGCTGACTATATGGAGAAACAACTCAAATGTCTTGGATAAAAACTTTAATCAATCGTGTTCGACTAGAACTACGCTACCGTAAAAAACTCAAAGAACTTCGCAAACGCGATCCTTTCATCTACAAATGACATTGGTAGACCATAGGTGACAGTTTCACCAATGGCAATGAACTGGTAGATCGCAGCCATGCTTGGTGATATTCTATTGCTGCAACAACTGGGCTGAGACTTAACCAACGGGCAACAGAAGGATTAGCAGATGAAACCACAAAACATACTTGGAATTAGTGCCGGCTACCACGATGCGGCCGTGTCATTGATTTCGCCAGCTGGCGAAATTTTGTTTGCCGGACACAGCGAGCGTTATTCAAAAAAGAAAAACGACGCTGATCTGCATCCGGCCCTGCTGGATGAAATTGATTTCAGCTCGGTGAGCACCATAGCCTACTATGAAAAACCATGGAAAAAACAACTGCGTCAGTGGTATTCGGGGCAAGGTATCGAGTGGGATAAATTTACAACCTCGAGGGTGTTGAGTCAACAACTGGATTTCAATGACCACTGTTCGAGCATGGATTATCTTGATCTGTTCCCAGTCAAGTCGTACAATCATCATCTTTCGCATGCAGCAGCAGGATTTCAAACCAGTCCTTATGACCGGGCCACTGTGATAGTGGTTGATGCCATAGGCGAGTGGGACACTGTGTCAATTTGGGGAGCCAGTTACAATCGTCAAGGCCGAGCACAGTATAAAAAGTTGTGGCGACAAACTTATCCGCACAGCATTGGACTGTTCTACAGTGCCATCACGGGCCGTGTGGGACTACGACCTTTGGACGAGGAATACATTACCATGGGCATGGCTGCCTGGGGAAAACCACAGTGGCAGGACGCCTTACAATTGAGTCTAGTCGACGACGTAGAACAACTCACTTTTAAACAAAATCTACACACCGGTGTTGCTGCGGACTTTTTGCCCAATGCCAGCAACGAAGATCTTGCGGCCAGTGCTCAGTCTTTGGCTGAGCGGTTGATTGAGTCTGTTATGACTCGAGCCAGAGACCTGGGCTGGAGTCAAAATCTAGTGTACATGGGCGGCGTGGCTCTTAATTGTTTGGCTAATAGACGCCTGGGGCAATGGTTTGAAAACATCTGGATTATGCCTAATCCGGGCGACGCCGGGTCAAGTCTTGGCGCTGCTGCTCTTGCTTATGGTAAAAAACTAGCCTGGAATAATGCTTACCTGGGTCACAACATTCCAGGAGACTATCCAGTGTCACAGCTCTTGGAAGAACTACAGACCAACAAGATTGTGGGTGTGGCCAGTGGCCGAGCTGAATTTGGCCCCAGGGCTCTGGGCAATCGCAGTCTGTTGGCAGACCCTAGAGGACCGGATATAAAGGGCCGAGTAAATGAGATCAAGCGTAGACAACAATTCAGACCTTTTGCACCCGTTATCTTGGAAGAATATGTTGAGGATTATTTCGACATGCCCGGCGGTTGGGTCGACAGTAGGTATATGCAGATTGTTGGTGACTGTCGGCGTCCTGATCTGTTCCCTGCCATTGTTCATGTAGATGGAACCAGTCGTATACAAACAGTACCAAAAGACGGTTCAGGAATCAGAAAACTTCTTGAACGCTGGATGGAATTGACTGACTGTCCCATGTTGCTTAATACTTCTCTAAATATCAGAGGAGAACCAATGGTAAATGACAGAGCAGATGCAGATCGATTCGAACAACTATATGGTGTTCGAGTTTGTAGTTGAGTTATTCAACAAAAGCTCTCTCAAACACATAGTCACCGGGCTCGCCTAGCCCAGGCGACACCTCGAAGCCTTGTCTATCAAGTATGTTGCAGGTTTCTTTCAGCATGGATGGACTACCACAGATCATGGCACGATCGACTGTTGGATCTAACGGCTTCAAGCCAATATCCTCAAATAGTTTTCCGGATTCGATCGCGGTAGTCAGTCGACCGGTATGCCGAAACGCTTCTCTAGTGACTGTGGGGTAATAGATCAGTTTTTCCCCCACTAGTTCTCCCAAATATTCGTGCCGGGGTAATTCTTTTTGTATATAGTCAGCATAGGCCAATTCTGAAACTTCGCGCACACCATGAACAACAACTATCTTTTCAAAACGTTCGTAGGTCTCTGGATCACGTATTATACTCATAAACGGTGCTAGTCCTGTGCCAGTGCTGAGTAGATAAAGATTACGTCCGTCACGCAGATCATCCAACACCAAAGTGCCCACGGCCTTTTCGCTGACCAGGATAGGATCACCCGCTTGTATTTTTTGCAAGTGCGATGTGAGTGCTCCGTCTGTGACCTTGATACTTAAAAATTCTAAATGTTCTTCCCAGCTGGCACTGGCCAGACTGTAGGCTCTCAATAACGGACGTCCATCTAGTGTCAGTCCAATCATGACAAATTGCCCGCTACGGAATCTCAAGCCAGGATTTCTGGTGGTGGTAAAACTAAATAGGGTATCGTTCCAATGCTGGACTGACAATACTGTTTCAATTCGACAGGTGGCCATATATTAGAACCAAGGAGCCCACTCGGGAACCACTTTGCCAAGTGGTCGTTTGCTGGCAGTGTCTTCAATCCTGATGTGTTGAATAAACTTTTCCAACGACAAAGGGTCGGGCTCGATACTTTCAACAGTGCTGATCAATCGATCTATTGTTTGAACATACTGAACTTTTTCGTGATTGCTATAGGCCGGTGTTGCATAGTGTTCGTAACGTCGACGACCGTCTTTTAATCTTTTCAGCGCCAACTGCTTCAATTCAGGCGGCAACGCTGCACAACCCAGGTGTTTTTGAAACACATGACTGATGTTGACATACTTTAAATTGCGAGCATGGCACCAATCAACAAAGTCCATGGCACCAAGTATGTTGATCGCGGTGACCACATGATTGACTATTTCATGAACTGGACTGGCCTGTATTTTAGACACATTCTTTTGTATGGTTTCCCAATTGGCGCCACGACGTTGGTATTCAATGACTGCGCCTACACCGTCAACACTGACAGTGTACAGCACTTTTTTAAACTGTAGAAATTTTTCGACCAGCCGATCTGGAAAGTCCGACGCATTGGTCAAGATGGTTATAATCATATTTTTGGCCAAGCCTTGTTCGACAACATAATCAATCAAGCGATTGACTTCGGGCTGTAAGATAGTTTCGCCGCCAGTGAAGCCTAGTATTTTTACATCCTTAACAAGGTCAAAAAAGTCACGGTCAACAGGATTAATTTCATATTGTATCTTTCTTCCCTGCTGAATGTCGAATGTGTATCGTTGACTACTGGCACCCGAATAACACATTACACAAGCATAATTACAGTAATTGCTGGGCATGTAGTCCAGTGTGTAGGTGCTGTTGGCTGTTAGTCCAGAGTTGATGATTTGTTCGACCGCAGACAGGATATCAATGTCCAAGTGCTCAAATAGGTATTCGTTGTTGAGCTGACGTGGACTACTTGCTCCTACACGTTCTGCATTGATACAAGTGTCACAAACACTGGGCATTTGTCCATCTAAAAATGATTGACGTAAGTCTTGCCAAACTTTGTTATTTCTCGTGTCAGTTATGTTTGAATTTTGTATGTTCCATTGAGAACCTGCTTGTATAACGCTGCAAGGACGTACAAAGTTGGTGACTGTTTGGCCGAGGTCAACCACTCCGCAGGTCGAGTAAAAACCGTTGACAAATGGTGCCAAGCACATTTGGTCGCCATAGGTATCGTATAGTCTTTTTACATGTTCTTTACTCATAGATAAGTTTCGAGGCCGCCTCGGCGACGCAGATCTTGCGTGCAACAACTGATACCGCCGTCCCAAAAATAACTGTGGCGCAGCTCACTGATGATGGGATTGATTCGGTGTTTTTTACAAAAATCAAATACTGGTTTGTTATAGGCCGAGAAGATGACATTTTCTTCATCCAGCACCAGACAATTGACGTCAAACACAGTTTCTGCCACAAATCCAGTCCACTTGTTAAGATAGGTATCTACAAACTTGGTAAACTCGGCTGTGGGCGTTTGTCCTTGCACGTACCATGCTCCGGGATTTTGTTCGTGTTTGAATTTGCCCACTTCCATAGCTGCCCAAATTGAACTATCCCAGACCTTGCATACTTCCCAGCCGAAAAAATCTTTAGCCAGATCCAGATGCATGTCGTGTTTGCTCGACAGTATAACCCCGGGTTTGAGAATAGCAAACACAGCATCACCGTGTCCGTCGGTGATGGCTTCGTGTATACGATATTCCGAGCCCAACACATTGTCTACAATCCAACGAGATTGCTCGGGCTTTAAATAATCACTGTTATCAAAGAACACATCACGACCCACACGTACTATGCAACTGGCACTGGCACCGTTTAAGATGCAGTTAGGATCGTAACGGCCTTGATGCGGGTCAACCACTTGGTCGCCAAACCGTTTGCAAATGTCATCCAGTTCCTGTATGGGTAAAACACGTAGCAATTTATCCCCGAGACTGATTTGCCAATCCCTAGGAGTCAATGGCGGAAGTGGGGCACCTTCTCCGGAAGTCTGCCGCCATTGAAAACTTTGTTTGTCTTGCAAACTGGGCCGAACAACTTGAGCTCCGTAAGTTTCAATGGTGCGTTGTAAATTATCTAAATCTTCTTCAGTTTCAAACAATATCTGCTGCAATTGATTACGCACCTGTGCATCTTCAATAAAATCAAAATAGTCAGGCGGATAGGCTCGTCCTACAATAACTTCTTCCAGTGGTTGCCAACTAGTATAACTGCTAATCATTGTGATTCTTTCTTAAATTCTGCCAACATCGACGTCAATTCGTCCCATAGTATATTGGCAAACTCACCGGAGTAAAAATGGTAGTAGTTGTGCTCAACTATGGGCAAGCAGGCTTGATGTATTTTTTGTCTTTCAAATCTAGATAAATTATTTAAGTGTTTTAATAAGTTGGTGACTTTTTCTATTCTACGCACATCATCGGTTTCGGTATCATAGCTTTCGTCAAATATACTTTCGAATGTCTTGAAGCCATATTCGCGCAAGTATGCCAAACTGCCTGCAGGTGCCACCAATACAAACGGCATTTCCAGTGCAATAGCCTTGAATGTTTTTTCGGTAAGGTGTGTTCTGCGACCAAAGTACACAGTTTCAGTTGGCACGTACACCAAGCTGTCCTGTGCTTCTGCATAGTTGCCTAGCCAACACGAAGTCATGATCTGAGTTTCTTCGCCTTCGAACAGTTTTGGCAATTCAGCATCCCGAAGCACTTGCTCGATGTCAGAATATATGCTACTATACTTGAGTGCAATTTTGGAAATATCCACTCCTTCGTAAGGGCATATTCTTGGCGCCGAAATATAATTTTTTTCCAAACCATGTTTGAACACATGGTATAAGAACAACACTCTGTGATCACGCTTGCCGCCTACAATTCGATTTGGACTCATAAATGTGTGTGCAGGTGTTCGCTCTCGAGCTCTGGGAATTAAAAATGTCTTGTCATACCCACGAAACCAATCTAAACAAGCCCAACCGTGATAAAAATAATAGTGCGGAGTCCATCCATACTGTTGGCAAAGTTGTTCTAGGTAAAAACCTCGCTCGCTCACTACAACATGTCCCGGCGGATTTGGAAAACCCTGTACACGGTCAACGCCTTCACAATGCCACCCTATGTCGAGATTTCGTATTTTAACTTCTCTAAACAATGGTTCAAACACATCTAAATGCACAGGTTCTTGATCGTGCATAAACACATAATCGTTTTCTACTATGCTGTCTGTGCCCAAGTTAAATAACACATCTGGATCGGTATTGCCCGGAGGATCGCAAAAAAACAATCTAGTTCCGGGTCTATTGTCTCTAAACCATGGCCAAAACGTATGGTTGTAAATCTCATCTATTCTAATCATGTTTGACGTATTTTATTCTGGAACCAAACCCAATCAATTTGCCCACGAGCAACAGGCTGATACAATTGATCATGCCATGAAGCTGAGTCGGACTAGATACTTCTGGTGGATCAACTATTTAACTGACTATCAAGACTTTGATTTTTTATATGAACCTGTGCCCTGGGAAAGCCATCAACGTCACGCATGGCCCAGCCAATGGCAAAAGGATGCCGGAACGTATCTAGTGCCTGCCCTTGGTTACACCGACACCAACTATAGAAAAGACTTGACATTAAAGCGACTGCCAGATTTGTATTCCTGGAAAGTGCCAGACAATTTTGATACCAATAGTTTTGATTGGTCCTGGCATCCGGACCCCACAGAGCCAGGATACATATATCAGTTTGGTACACAACATCAACGCACAGGTGGACCACAGTACATTAGCCCAGGTGCCACGGATTTAAAGTTTTGCGATCAGGTTAGAGGTAGTGTCAAGTCAGGGACCACTCCCATAGTTGAAATTAATCACATGGATGGTCATGCTGGACTGGTAGCAGGGGTTGTTGCCACGGTCCGGTACTTTGACAACTACAAGGACATATTGACCAGAATTGCCAATACTTCTGAATCTGAATATATTTGGATCATCAGCAGTTGTTGCGACTACACTGCATTTGATTTTAGCTGGCATCCAGAGCTGTGGCAAAATACCATGTTGCATGTATTTGCCAGCTCGGGTGAAAAGTTTGGCGATACTTTCTACATGCATGTGCCCAGCTTTAGAAAACGCATAGGACAGTTTGAATTGCTGGATTGGTATGATATTAACTTTGTAGGACCCGGGGTTCCGCGTAGACCCTTGCCGGTTATACAGCACACATTGGACACTCATGTGGAAGCAGTTAAAACTCTAGATTGGGCCGGTCCGCTGGCCGTATTCAGCACAGACAACACAATGGTAGAAGTACCCACAGTTCCGTTATGGCGAGAAAAAACCAAGACTGTTGTGCCATTGAGTACCGGTGCCAGTCGTGTCATTGTGCCAAAATCTGCGGTGCCCTACATAAAACAGCAAATATATGATTATCCCTACATTGATCGCACACAGCGGCATGTGTCTGTTGATCAACCATTGGACATTGTGTTTATTGACAACGGCGAACCCAATGCCGATGCCAATTTTACGCATCTCAACACGGTCACTTACAATTTATCAAATCGACTGCATCGCAGTTCGGGAGTTACTGGGCGTGTGGCTGCTTATTGTGCAGCCGCTGAACTAAGTCAAACTCCTTGGTTCTTTGCTGTGTTTGCCAAGTTGCATGTGGACAAGAACTTTGATTGGTCGTGGCAACCTGATCGACTACAACAACCTAAACATTACATCTTTCATGCTCGAAACCCAGTCAATGGGCTGGAGTACGGGCACCAAGCAATGATTGCCTACAACAAGTATCTGGTGTTGAACAATGCTGCGCCGGGTTTGGATTTCACCCTGGACCAAGCGCACGAAGTTGTTCCGGTGGTCAGTGGCATTGCACATTATAACGAAACGGCCTGGTCCGCTTGGCGCACAGCCTTTCGTGAATGCATCAAGCTGCGAGCAAGTTTGCCTGATGTAGAAAATGAATATCGGCTCAATCGTTGGTGTGTCAACGGTGTCGGCACCAACGCTCAGTGGAGCAGCATAGGCGCTCAAGATGCTATTGAGTACTATGATGCAGTGAGTGGAGATTTTGCCGAACTCAAAAAGAGCTACGATTGGGCTTGGTTGGCCAGTTATGCTTTGTTGAAGCACAATCTAACAACGAATCAATGACGTACTCGACTTCCAAGTCGGTAAGTTCGGGGTATAGCGGAAGAGATAGCACTCTACGTGCCAGAGCCGATGCTGCACTTAGTAGGTCGGGTACAGTGCAGCCGATGTAGGCAGGTAATTCGTGCAGTGGCGCTCGATAGTGGATTCGTGTCTCAATGCCTCTGATGGTTAAATCACTGGCCAGTACATCTCGATTGTCTACATCAATCACAAACTTATGATAACAATGTGTTTCAAAGTTGCTGCTGTCAATCAAGGTTCTAATACCGGATTTTTTCAAACGCTCTAACCAATATGACACAATATTCTTACGGCGCAGTTGCCATGCATCTATATAACGTGTCTTGACCAACAGTTGGGCTGTTTCTATTTCACTCATTCTACTATTGGTTCCGATGCCTGAATGTTTGGGCTTGCCGTTGTTGATCCACTCTTGGGCAAACCACGCCAGATTGTGATCGTTGGTCACTACGGCACCACCGTTGCCGTAGGCATTCAAGTTCTTCATTGGATCAAAACTCAACGCAGTGGCCGAGCCCACACGAGTTGAACCGTTGCCTAACCAATGCTGAGCACCATCTTCGATTATTAAATCTGTGGCCCAAAAACGATCCGCATCAACTGCTGCGCCATACAGCCCGACCAGCACAATGGCCTGCACACTCAGGTCCGGTGGTATCTTTTGTATATCCAACAGGCCGTGACTGTCAGTATCGGCGATGTATATCTCCCAACCAGCACGGATAAATGCATTGGCAGTGGCCACATAGGTCATTGCCGGAACAACCACTCTGGGCGGATTAGGCAGTGCAGAGTGAGTGCGATGGAATTCAGCAATTATTTCCAGGGCCTGAGTGCCCGAATGACAGGTTACAGCATATTTGCTGTGATTACGTTTGGACAACCAGTTTTCAAACTCAGCAGTATAGTTGCCCTGCATCAGTTGCCCAGATCGAAGAACTGTGTCGGTCGCATCTAAGATCTCTGTGCGCAGGGTGTTATATTGTTTTTGGAGCCCAGTAAAGGGAATTGTTAATCCAGGCATAGTATCGTTGAAACCCTTCTTTTATGTCAACTTGAGGATCAAATCTCAAGTCCTGTTGTGCTGCATTGATATTTAATGCTCCGCGACTGGGGAAGTTGACGTCCTTGTCGCGAACTTCTATGCTGCCCGACCCCACGATGGCCACAGCCAATTCAGCAGCTTCCAGCAAGGTCTTTGATTGACCTCGTGTGATATTGTATGTTTTATTAAAATGATCACTCACAGCAGCGGCCACAATGCCATCAGCAGCATCATCAACATAGGTAAAGTCCAGGGCTTCGTCGGCACCGTTTACCTTGATGACGCCACCGCGCATGGCAGTTAAAATAAATTTGCTGACCACACGATCTTCTGCATCCAGCGGTCCGTAAACTGCACTGGGGCGAACAATCACATAACTCATGCCAATTTGGCGTGCATAGTCTTTGACCAACCATTCACCGGCCAGTTTCATAATACCATACTGTCCTTGCGGGTTGCACGGTGCGTTCTCGACCACATTGTTGTCAAAATTGCCATAGACCATGCTGCTACTGATGTAGACAAAGCGGCACACTTGATGATTTTTTGCTGCTTCCAGCAGGTTAAGCAGGCCTTCACTCATGGTTCTACTGCCCACCTGCGGATTGGCATTGACTACTTTTTGACGAGGAAAACTGGCCAAATGCAACACGGTATCTGGTTTAAATATTTGCATCAGCCAGTCAATACCATCACGATCGACAATGTCGATGGCATACACGCGATCTGTTGTGATTTTTTTACGACGCTCGACCGCCAAATAAGTCAGTTCTGCCTGCGGTATTAGGCCATAAGTGGTTTGAATATCTGTTACGGCAACTTCATGTCCTTGCTGCTCCAGCCGTTGAACAATGTTGTGCCCGATAAATCCCAAGCCGCCTGTTACTAAGATTTTTGCCATTTTAATGCCCAATAAGTTTGATCTTGATCTCTGAGGCGAGCAACAATATAATATCTGTAGCCAAAGATGATTGGATCTACATGTCGATGCCAGAATGGTTGTTCTAAAGCATTTTCCATTACCCAAGCACCGGCTTCGCTGTTTTGCCAATCCAGCATAAGTCGTGCTGCATACAAGTCTGGATCTTCTGCATCGCCCATTGCAAAGGTATGTACCACTACATCTGACAATTTGAAGACTTTGTTATCAATGACCTTATACTCAGTAGGTTTGAATAATTTGTCAGCGTCAGCCGAACGATATCTAGGATGCATTTGATTTATAGCATCAAACATGTTGCTCATGACCACGGCGTTAGTATCTTGATCCGGGTTGTCCCGGTTCGTTGGAACTGGTACATTCATATCTATGATCAGTTGAGTGTGGGCAACGCTTGTTACCACAGGTAGGACACACAATCATTCTAGTCATTACATAAGGTATCTGACTGTTTTCATCCAGTCTGTCCTTGTTGCAATTATAGCAATAACAGGTGTATTCAGCAACTTTTTTGTTGCCAAAGATAGTGTCCCAGCGATTGTCAAACTCTGTTTGACTTACTGAAAATGGACGAGGTTTAGATCCTTTGCTCATTTTTCAATACCTTTTTCTGTTTCTGCCTGTGCCACACGTTTGCGTAGGCTTGAACTGGAGAAACTATGATCTCTACCGTTGAACACAATTTCAATACCGCGATCATGACATTCACTATAACCTGTAAAGTTTTTGCCTTCGTACTCTATGCCCAGGATACGAACATCCACGGGCAGGATCAACAGCAAGTCACAGAGATCTTGTTCGGTTTGATACACCACAACTTCATCCACGTAACGACATGCGGCCAACTGTATCTGACGCTCCACAATACTTTGTATTGGTCGATTTTTAGTGTTAGGTCTGTCAATAGTGGGGTCTGTTTGTAGTCCGCAAATAAGGTAGTCACAGTGATTTTTGGCTTCACTCAACATGGCAACATGTCCTGCGTGGAGCATGTCAAATGCGCTAAAAACAATCCCAATTCTCTTACCTTCCGATTTAAGTTTTTTTACTTCATTGAAAATGTTCATATGTATGTTATGTCAATTGTATTGCAATTTATTCTATCATAAAAAGTTGTTCAATACTTTATTTCTAAAGTGTTTACAGCACAGTGCATTGAAGGATATTAGACATCACTAACTATAATGGGTTTATATTTCCTTGTCAATGGCCGGCCTCTTCTTTTTGCTGACACTTCTGTAGATGATTTACGTCGAATGTCAGTTTTTGAGTTGGTTCTCTCTAATATAATGTTATGCGTTTGAACCAGCATCAATCATTGCAGCCCACTCTGGAAATATCTGTTGAAAATTTTCACTTCGGATAGTGTCCAGAGCATTTCTTACTTGGATAAATTTTATCCAAGCAGCGGAATCTCTTGCCTGTGACAATACGTTTATAATCTCTTCGAATTCCGGATCCGCTCCGAGTTTTTTAACGACCTGTTGTTTGACATAATCGGGTAAATTTTTAATAAACAGATGATCAGGATTTACCAACAGATTCCAAAAAGGTGGTTGCGGTAAAATCTTTTTTACAGACTCCTTGATTTCGGGCAAGTACCACACGTTGTAGATGCTCACAGTGGTTATACTGTCTATATACAAGGGAGTGTTGGCATTGGTAAAGTGTTGTTGCCATTGCTTTATGTTGTCTACAACATGGTCGTATTCAAGTCCATGACGTTGATAGTTGAATCTTTTGCCAATGTCGTCGATACTGACACCAATTTCGACTTCTTTAAATTTGGCGATTTGTGGTACCTGCTGTATTAAATTCACGCTACCGTTTGTATTTATATACAAATTGATCTTGTCACTGTGGCCGGCATCAATGATGCGATCTAACAACTTGAGAACTTTTTTGTTGAACAACGGTTCGCCACCAAACAATTCCAGTCTCGCTAGAGTTTTACTGATTTCAAATATTTCATCGCACTGTTGGTCAGTCCAATTACGTTCGACAGAGTTTATATTGTATATTTCTTTACCCAGTATTTGTTTTAACTTTACAGCATCCTCTGCGGCCCATCGGCTACTGTCGCCAGGATGACACACCCTACATTTGGCATTACAGATATTGCCATTTTTAATGGTTAGAATTTTTAAGTCTGTAAGATATTTTTTGTCTGTCAGGCCGTGTGTCAAGTCTGGCACAATTGAGCTGTTGCTGATGATGGCATGATCGCTGGTTTTGTTCACAGGATCGTAAAGTCTGAGTCTTAAACTTTTTTTATTGTTGCGTTCTTCGTGCCAACACCTTTCACACACCGGCGACTGCTGGTTTGACAAGAACTGCGAACGCAAGTGTTCAAGATCTTGTCCCTGAAAGCGTTCAAGGATTGTGGCATATTGTGTAGACCATACTGTGCCTCCTAGATACGGGCACGGACTAAAACTTCCACTGGGGTGTGTGGTCACTTGTGTAAACGGAGCAATGCAAAAATTTGCAGGTAATTTATGCATTGTGCGATACAAATTCACTAACCATTGGGAAAATAGGCGCCAATGCAGCCGCACAGGCCTGTGCTACCAGTCTATGTTCTTTTTGTGTTTCGGGACCAGTTCGCAACTCGATATAGTGTAGCCAACTGCGTAGTGTGCCTTGCATATACAGCCTGCTGATGGTAATGCCTTCGGGTAAGATAGCCCTGGCTTGTTCTTTGGCAATACCTAACTCAATGGCCTTGTTATAGATCATATTGACATGAGTGTTGACAAATGCTTGCTGACTTTGCCACCACCGATCTAATTCTGGATCATCTGTGGCCAGGCTGTTTTGTCTATTCTTAACGTCTTGTAAACGGGTTTCCTTGAATTCAAAACCTAGGTCGGCCACAGCGTATCGTTGACTGAATTCCTGGAAGCTGAAACTACGATGGCGTAAGATCTGACGTGCTATATCACGTGTGGTTTCGATTTCTAGACAGGCCGATACCATTTCAAGTGGACTCCAATGAGCATGTTTGATAAGGTAACGGATCAGCTTTTCACTGGTGTCTGTGTTGTTTTGATTGGCCGGATTGCTGACCCTGGCACAGTAAGCAACTAATTCTTGGGCCGTGTTGATGCCCTGACTTGCCAGCTCTGCGCTGGGTTGACTCGACGAGATCAAGGTCGCTTTCATAATTGATAATCTTCACATTGCTTGGTCAATACAGCTTCAAACATGTCGCTGTAAAATCGATCTATGTTGGCCTGTCTTCTGGACAATGTGGCCTGATATACCTTGTCAAGGTCAATAGACATGATGTGGTCAATTGTGGCATGAATTAGATCGATTCGTTGATTTAAGTTGCTTTCGACATCATAATGATGATTATCAAAAACATCATCAAACACATCTAGACCTGTAAACCTTAAAAATTCTACATGACCCGGATTTGACAACCAAATACCAAACTGTCCCGACATGAAAGGTTTCCAAGTTTTTTCACTGCAAAAAATCTCTTTGGTTCTTATAGATGTTTCAGTTACATAATTGACATAGCTGTTGCTATAGGCCGGGTGGTTAATTGAATGATCTTGATAGTGACCTTGATTTAATTCTTGGGTCGACAGCAATGATTGAAACTGTTCGACGATCTGATCGTTCCAAAATTCAATTTGTGTCTCCAATCGGCATTCTGCCAAATCAAAATTGTTGTTCATGGAAAACAACAATTGATCAAAGTAGGGCCGTTGTCGCAGTTTTATATAATTTTCTATGCGATGATATTTGGACTTGCCATTCAATGAAGATATAGCAAATCGTCTAGGATGATCGTCGGCCAACACAGGACGGTGTAGGTTTTTTTGGCAGAGATACCAGTAAGGAAAATAACAGATATGCCGGGTTGGTTGCAAAAAATATCTAGCATTGCCACTCAACACAACAAAATCATCAGTTATTTTTGACAGTTGTTCAACTGTGTCCTGTTCATGATTGTTAAAAGGATCTTGTGCCATCAACACAACCAATGGTCCTTTCTTCAATTCGCTCATGACAGTTTCGGCATTGATTGGCCAATTCCATTTGGTTTTGTCAAAGATTCGATCCTGGCCCACCGCTCGGGCATACAGTTTAGCCCAAGTTTTATCACAATGCTGGGAACTACAGGCACCCAACGCTTGTTCACCAGCAGCAAAAAATTGATTAGAGTTTTCCAAGTAGTTTGTCCGTTTCGGGTTGAACAAGATTGGCCACTGCTGCGACATCCACTACAAAATCTACATCTCGGATTTGGCTGTCATTTTCACTGAAGTAGCGAGTCAGCATGCTTTCAATTTCTTCCCAATCCAGACCTTGTCGAAGCAGTGTATGAATGTTGATGGTTTTCTGCTTGCCGCCGTTCAGCTTGATCAGTACTTTTTTAATGCACTCCAGTGGCACATCAGTTTTGTTTACATCAGCAAGAATCAGTTCCCATTGGCTTATAAAATCATCATTATTGTGCTGCATCTGCTGTCACAGCCTTTGGTTTGTTGGGACCACGAGTTCGGCGTTTGGGTGACTCAAAAGATTCAGTTGCCGGAGCAGAGACTCTGGCAGTGACAGTGGGATCCATGCGTTCTGCATCCTTTTTCATACGAGCAGCTTCGGCGATCATGGCACGAGCATTTTGTTCCATGGCCTTGGCCTGTTCCAACATGTTGGCCGCAATGTCGCGATCACTCAGTGGGCGATCTTGTCCGGCCTTGAGGGCAGGCGGCATAACATAGGCCGGATCACTTTTGGCAGATTGGCCAGCTTTGTATTCGGCTTCGGCTCTGCGCTTGACTTCGGGCGCAACCAGGCCACGACTGGCATCGTTTTCGGCCATCTTCTTGATGGCAGCCTCGCCTTGTTTCATTTCGTTCAACATCTTGTTGAGCTCATCCAAGCGAATTTTAGCTTCGTTGGTCGGAGTCACAATAACATCGCTAGTGCGTAGCTTTTTAATCATACGCTCCTGGTGCAGGGTTTCCAACGCAGGGCGACCGTCGGGTAAAAAACTACGATGCAGTGCATCGGCAAGTTCTTCACTTTGCTGTGCCACTTCACTTTCCAAGGCACGTTGAATGCTATCTTGCCAGTGCGCCGGCAACACTTCAGGATAAATGCACAGGCACATGTGATCCTCGCCAGGTACCTGTCGAAATAAAATACAAACCTTGCGGTCTCCGTGTTTTCCTACATGTTTCATAAATGCCATTTTACTCTCCTTGGGGTTTACTGGGTTTGGTGTCGGCAGCTTCTTGGGATTTTGCCTGTTGAATTGCTACTTCTAAAAATTTTGTGAGCTTGTCATAGACAGTGCCCACCATGCTGAGTTCTTCGCCGCGGAATGCACCACGTGTGGCAGCAAGATTGATAATATTCTTGATCGTGTCAAGATCGGCAATGGTAATTGTGTTGTTTTCCATATAGATATTTAACACCAATATTTGCTGTTGATTTATTTTCACAAACAAAAACACCCCGGACCGGGGTGTTTTGGCAAAACTGATACAGGGTAATCCCTGGGGTATCCCGGAGTTTCGGCTCAAATAATATTATTATTCAACAAAAATGTTATGGGAAATCACGGCAAAGTTGCTTGTCTGTTCCATCAGCGGCTCCGCTCTTCTTCGTAATATGCAAATTGTCCAAACGGAGGTATAATGCTGGTGCTACCGTGGATAATAAAAACTGTGTCGCAGTATTCGGAATCACCCCAGGATCCATATGGAAATCCGTCGGTGAACATGATATGACGTTTGGGCTCAATTTCATTGTCTTTGAAATAGCGAAAAACACAATCAAAGTCAGTGCCGCCGCCACCTACAACTTCGTATTTGGTAATATCATCTAGATTCTCACTGTCAAACTGTTGCGGATTGTACACTTCGGTATCAAACGACACCACATGTATGCGATAATTGGGAAATTGTTCCATGATTCCGGACACTTCGCCCAGCACATCTTTCAAGATAGCCCCCTCCATTGAACCTGATGCATCAATACTGATGGCAATGTCAATCATAGGCTCGATCTTCCTGCCTGGCATCACAGCATCCATGTGCCAGCCACGCCGGCTGGCACGCATCCAGGTATAGTCACTCTTGATAGTGCTCTCCAATTGCATGCGCAGCAGTTCGCGCCAGTTCATTTTGGGCGCAGTCATGTTTTGAATTATGCGTTTAACACCGGCCGGCAAGTTGCCAGCACCATCGCAGGCAGCAGCAGCTGACAGCACAGCTTCTTTGATCTCATCACGAATCTTTTGTTTCTCCTCTGCAGTGAGCTTTGGGCGACTGGAACCTTCTTTGTCTTCGTTGCCCGCGCCGCCGCCCGCGCCATCTTCCTCGTCCATGTGCTCGTCGAGTAATTTGTCGACCAGCTGGTCGATATTGATCTTTTCGGCATTTTCGTACAGGATGTCGTAGATCTCTTCTGAACTCATGCCTTCGTATTTGGCATCATACAGGCAGGGCACTGTGGTAATAAACTCGCCCACACGATGTTTTTTCAAGTCGGCGTTGACACAGTAGTCGTTGGCAATGTTGAACAGCTGGGGGTCGCGATCGCCTCGACGACCAAAGTGATCGTACACACAATGCAATACTTCATGTCCAAACAAGAATTCAATCTCCTTGGGCTTGAGCATGTCAACAAATCTGCTGTTGTAGTAAAAATTACGTCCGTCGGTTGCGGCAGTGGCACACCATTCGTCCGCATTGACCAATTTTAGTCGAGTGGCCAAATTGCCAAAGAAACTGGCTCGCAACAACAAGCCCACACGAGCTGTGATCAATCGTTCGCGAACTTCGCGATCTAATTTAGGGTCCGTTGCACCCAACAAGTTTTTGAACTTGTTGGATTCTTTTGTATTGTTGGTGCTGGTGGCTGCGTTCATACAATCCTTTTATTAATTGTACTTAGTATTATATAATAATACTCTTTTGTGGTCAACCAGTGATGATCTTGTAAATTCTGCTGGCCAGCACTCGTTCTCTGCGCCAGGCTTCTTGTTCCCAGGGCTGATCCCAGTAGCAGACCTTGACCGGTCGCCCCATCCAGTGGAATGTGGGTTTTTTGCCACGGTATCGGACCTGTGCTTGCCCCAGTGCAAACTGTTTGACATGCACCATTTCGTGACACAGCACTTCGATCAATTTTTCATCATCTAATTTTGAATCCAACTCCATCACAATGAATTTTGAGTCAATCTCCGCCGGGCCGACCCTGCCGCGTACACCATCGCGTTTAATTAATCCACGTTCGATTCGAATAATCAAGTTGAAACGAGATCTAGTGAGTCGAAGTTCAGCGATCAACACCGGTACTATGGATTCGATCAGTGTCAGTCGACTCTTGCTGTGACATACAATTTGATACTGCATTGTATTCTCCGACGTTGAGACTATAATATAGAACCTGATGAGTTTTTGGTCAACTGCCGAAGATTCAAGTATTTTAACATAAACCAGCTTTGTCGAGCCTTGTTATAAAAATCTAAATGAACTTGATCATCATAATGATATCTGTATGGCCGACCCATGTCTTTGAATTTTTCTCATTGCCGATACATAATATTTTTTCATTAAACATTGATTGTTTTACTTATAGTGGATCACCGTGGCGTATTTTAAACCAAGCTAATTCCTCATCGCCTTGAAGATAAATGTGATGCTTGCGCCAGCTGATTGTAAATGCCCAATGCGAATTAGAATTGTGTTGGTTTTTTTTTAAATCTTCACTGTGGCCATATGTTTTGCTCATCCACTGCCTAGACAAATGAAAATCTATCATTGATTCTATAGCAACGATGTATTTAAAATATTTATTTGGCACTGTGTCCTCAAGTCGGTATTTCAAATTGTGTTATCCTTATTGCCAAACTTCAACATGTAAAAGGCAGCAGGTTGGTTGGCTTTGATACAGACAGCTAGTTGCCAATCGCCACTGTCAAAATCCCAACGGTATCTCTGTGCGCCCAATTCACGTTGGCACTGTTGAACAGTTCGATGACTCGTCGAGCAGTGCCTTGAAAAGTAAATTGGTGCCAGTTTCACATATTACAAAAAGTCGAAGGGCGGTGCAAACACAGCCGGTGTTATACTACAACACCGCCCTCCTAACTCATTTTACTTGTCGCTGGCCTGCAAGATATACTTGCCATAACGCTGATGGAACTCGTCAAAGTTCTTCAGCTTGGTCGGCTGGAACGGCAAGTTGTATGTGGTCAGTGCAATTCTAGCACCCATCACAACCAGCTCGGTCTCAAAGTTCTTCATCATGTAGGCAAAGAAGTTGTCACTCATTTCGTGAAACTGTTTGTCTGTTACCTTGCGCTCGATTGCACTTTTGAGCTCGTAGCACATGGAGATCACCAAACTGTACATGGCCGATACTTCTTTGACATCAAGTTCCTTCTCTTTGCCACTCAAGATGTCTTCGGGCCGAGGCATGCGACCCGAAATCCTGCGGTGTGCCATGAACTTGACAGCAAGTCCTTCGCCGATAGTACCAGCGATCAAATTGGTGAGTGTGTCTTCGTCACTGCTGTCATCCTGCAACAATTCACTCACAAAGGTCCAAGTGCGCGGTGTGGCAAAGGCACGACTAGAACTCTTGGCATCAAAATCGTACAGGTCCTGCTTGGCAAAGCTCAAGTAACCTACCACATCTTTGTGAATGTTGTTTTTAACAGCCCACTGTTGGTAGCTGGAAAAATCAACTCTCATCTCTTGGTGAATGAAACGGTTGGCCAATGGTGTGGGCATACGATAAGTGACACCTTTGTCGCTTTCTCTATTGCCCGCGGCAACCAGCACAACATTGTCTGGCAACACATACTTGCCTACTCGACGATTGAGAATCAGCTGATAAGCTGCGGCCTGCACACTAGGAGCTGCCGAATTCAGCTCGTCCATGAACAACACAACGATAGGATACCGGCCGGCCAGTTCCTCGTCGGGCAAATCAACCGGCGGAGCCCAGTCCATCTTGCCCAGGTCTCGATTATAAAACGGAATACCACGAATGTCGGTGGGCTCCATTTGTCCCAGGCGCAGGTCGATCATGTGACCCCCCAGTTCCTTGGTAATGTCTGCAATCAACTCGCTTTTGCCAATGCCCGGCGGCCCCCAAAGAAACAATGGGCGTTGGCGTTTAAATGCTATCAGCAGGCTCTTGCGAGCCTGCACTGAAGTGACTGTTCTTGTTTCTGACATGGCTGTGTCCTTGGGTTGCAGTTAAAAGTATATTGTATGTTATGCAGACTTCTGCGTCAATCTATCAATGATCTGCTGTTGCAAAACAGCCACATCTGCACGATCCACATAGAAATCAGTGCGCGGGTCGTAATACTCTCCTGCTTGGGGATCGTAATACAGGACAGTACCACTGGGGTAATGAAACGGTCCTTCGAGTCCCTTACGTGGGCCATATTTTTGATTGTGTTCGAAAACAATATGGGCCATCCCCGCTCCTTTTTAGTTTCCATACAAGTAGTATAGCAAAACGGGATTTTTTGGTCAACCAAATGCTTTGATCAGCCCTGCCAGCCCGATCGCCAGTGCCACTGCATTAACTACGAACTGTGGGCGATTTGCAACACGGATACTCCAGGTCATAAACAGAACAGTGCCCACAAAGAAGGCAATGATATTGTAAGGATAGGCACCGGGCCCTACAGAATTTAGACTGTATCCGGCTATGATAAACACAGCACCGGTCCATTGCAACAGTTCGTTGATTTGTAGTTTCATACCGGTATTATAGCCGAATGCGGCATCATGGGTCAACCTGGGCGTAAGTCGCTATTTTATACAAAGGGCTCAGGTGACCTCTGAGCCCATCGTACACAGTATTTCCGTTGAACCATTGTTTGCCACATATTCTTTCCAATTCGTGCAGGCTATTCATCCATTTGATTTTGGCCTCAAATTCGCCTTCGATAAACCAACGGCTCATTTCGTTCCATACAGCCTTGGTGGGCTTTTTGATTTGCCAGGTATTGTGATTCCATTCGGGATAAATGCTGAAATTAACTTCTCGGTAATAGTTTTCATCATGAAAGTCGGCAATATTGTTCATGTGTTTGATAAGATGAGTTTTATTGTTGGCTTGTAACCAATTTACAACCACATGACTTTGTTTGACTGCTAGCTCAGGAAGATTTGGGCTCCAGTAAAAGTATTCATCATTTTCCCAATATTCTCCAAGAATATCGTTGGTGGGCATCGTGCCTGTGGTCATGATAACATCCAAGAACGCAAAATAAATATTTGTGTCGTCTCTTAATAAGCGAGGTTTATCTACTCCATAAACAAATCCAACTCGTTTGCCTCGGTGCAACAGTTCATTATGTTCGCGGAATATTTTGTGGAACTTGCTACGAACCATGCAGGTGGGATCAAAGCGCACTCCAGCATGCCAAAACCAGTCTGGGTGGTTGGCTGCCTCTAATATATTTTTAGTCCAGTCATAAACATTGATCTTGATATTGTGTTTGGCCACTAGTTGTCGTAGTTGTGGTAAAGCCTGCTGAATTTCTCTGGTATAGTAACCGGGACTGGTATCGTATCCCCACGTGCCATACATTTTTTCTTCAGCTTCGAACGCACCAAACATATAGATTTCGTCCAGTTTGATATTGTTTTTAATAAAGGTTCGAAGTATGTACCACGAATCCACACCGCCAGAATAGAACAAAACAAGATGATCATAAGCTTCGCGAAGTTGCAGTGCTCGTTGGCGATACAATTCTTCTAGCTCAACCGGTGGGTCAAGATCCCAGCGAGTTTGTCCAAAGACGGCATTGTGATAGTCCCAATCTATGTGTTGACCCGACCGGTTGGCTTCTAGTATGGCTTCCAGTTTATTAAAAAAAGGTTTACCGTTGCAGGTGTAAACCCCTTTGTTGTGGTATAGATAAGTCACTGTTTATCAGAGTTGATTTGAGTTTTGAATTGCGATTGTAATTTAGAAACCAGTTCGATAGAATCTGTAAAAAAATTCAGATCACTTTTTTTGTCAAACACCGGAGGCCTCATTGCAGATAATCTGAAAATTTCATTTTTGCCTACTTTTACTGTGGCATCATTTAAAATCATTGATATGGCTTGCCTTCTGGCCGCATTCATGCTGGCATGGGACACAGTTATATTAAAAATATAAGGGGCAGCAATGCCGAGTTCTTGTAACGTTTTTACTTTTGGAATTTGTGGTAGTCGTTCTGGGCAGCTGACAGCAACCACTTGTATGTTTTTATTTTTTGTGACCAAGGCCTGATAGGCTTCGAATCGGTCCACGACTAATTCTATTCCATTGCCGCCGGCCAGGTTGATCAAGGCATCGTTATTGGATTTGAAAACAATATATCTACTATTAAACCCGTATTTTTCTCCCAGAGCAAGAGCAGTAAGATGGGTGGCATTGCCAAATGCTACACCTCCCACCACAAACTCTTTGGCATCAGTTAATGGTTTGTTGGCAATCACTGCCCAACAGGCGTTGCCCAGTGAATGAACAGGTATGTAGTCGTTGCGATTCAATGCTCCGGATACTGCATGTTCAACAAACGATGGAGCAATAACGGCCAAGCTGTTTTCAGGGTCCATGCTCTTGATCGCAATCAGCTGATTACCACCGGGACGGAATTCCAACACAAATCGATAAATGTTTTGTGAAACATTGGCCTGTTCGATAATTCTCAGCATGGCCGGAGTACCACTGTGTGTAGGACTGTATGGTGAATAAATTTTTATTGTTTCGACAGCTGAACTGACAGCAGATGCTACTAGTAAAAAAAATGACAAGAGATATTTCATAGTTGTTTCCTGGGTTAATTGGTAGACAGGAGCTAGTAGATGATTTACATACGGTGCGGCGTTATGAGCATATTAGTCAGTAAAAGGGCATAAACCCTAGGCGTCGCTTTGATACCGACCGTCGGAACTACCCGGCGTTGCAGAAATTATTTATCGGCGGTAAGATCAAGCAAGTGAAAATGCTGCCCAAACCGATACAGTGGATGCATATGACTACAGTAAGTAATAGCATCTCTAAATCGTTGGCTATACGGACTATTGGCATCTACAAAATACGTGACTCCAATCTCCAAAACAAATTGTATTACAGATATTAAAGTTTTTTTACTGAATGCATATTGCGTGTTTCGGCGATTCCAAAATTCGTTAGTAAGTTCAGTTTGCGCTAAAGATTTAAGATTGTCTTGCCACTGCATTTCTAAACTGCAAACATCTATTTCTAATTTTTTTAAATCAAATTCTGCGCCACATTGATTTTTTTCTGCGTATTGCTTGATGTCTAAAAAGAGTGATTTGGTTAAAGCATAATGATTAGTTAAAAAACAATAACTGGTAAAATTGCTTTGTTGGAAAAACTGCTGGGTGCCAGCATAACCTAGTATGTCAATGTCAGGAACCTGATGGCGATCCACCACAAGATCGCCGGCTCGTGCTATCTCCATGCCTATTGGAGTAAATGAGTCGTGTTTGATTTCATGCAAAACTTGTTTAAGATCAAGATAAACTAATTTAATTTTCTCGCCATCGGAAATTTGTAAAACACCAAAGTCGGCTATATGAATATTACTAAACCATCTCTTAGTGCCATTGAGCAAGTGTTGGTCTAATATTAATTTATCACTACGCTTTACTATACTGTAACACCCAATTACATCAGAAAAGTTGGTCGTATTAACCAACGTGTGTGTTGCAGCACTTAACTGCACAGCAGTTCTAGCAGCCAGATGATGTTGCATACAATGCGCCAAACCTAGACTAGTTTGACAAACCGTTTTTAAATTGTTAAAAAAAATTATTTTTTCATTTAAAGGCGCAGTAGCAAAGTTAATATCAAAATAGGGTTTAAGAATTTGTAAGTTAGATCGATCAAACGTTAAGTTTAATTCAGTAGTCGGGGATAAAGTTTGTAACATAGTATAGTTTATCTGCCACGTCCGGCACTACGAGTTGGTGGTTTTTTACCAATCACCGGAGTGCCTGATTTCTTAGTTTTCTTTTCTACAGCAGTTCCAGCATCACTACCATCTGGATGATGGATACCACTTTTTTTATTTAGTGCAGCTTTGAGTGTGTCTGATAGTTTTGACATATCGTTCCTTATATGGTTACCAGCGCAAAACTAACTACACCTAGTCCTACCCTGGGATTGCCCGACGCAATCCATCCACCAAAAAAATTAGTAATAGTAACTAAAATTCTCCAGGTTACAACTTTGCCAAGACTACGCATGACCTGCTCATAAAATTTTACTTTTGTCATTGATTTTCTTCTAAGTCATTTAAAGGACAAGAGCCGGCAGCGAAGCCGGCTACGGCGCAGTGTTATGAGCATATTGGCCAGTGACAGAGCAGACTTTTCGGGCATTTGAATTTTTCATGTAGTTGGCTCCCCAACGTGGGCTCGAACCACGGACCGACGGATTATGAGTCCGCTGCTGCTACCAACTGAGCTATCGAAGATTAAATTTAATCTAATTCAGTTGAAATGGCTCCGCATCTGGGTAACGATCCCAGCTAATCATTGATTAACAGTCAAGTCCGTGCACCATGCTCGAATTCTGCGGAATGTATTAAATTAATTTCAAATCTTTAAATTCTTTTCGCATTAGAATTATTAATTTTCTATGTTTAGGAAATTGAGACCATTTTGCTTCATCTTTTTTAGTCTTGTATCCTTTTATTTCTATATATTCATCTGAATCGATTAGATAAAAGTCAGGTGTGTATTTTCTTTCTTTACCGTCATAGACATAAGTAAATGAGTCTTTATTTCTAATCCAACGAATGTTATTAGCATCAAGATATTTCGCATAAGCCAACTCCCACGACCCGTGTAAATCAATGCCATTATACTCAATGTGCATATGTTTTGCCAGTGAAGTATGCCATGTTCCTTCTTTAACTTTTTTATTAATCGTTTCAGAAATCTTTTTCCCATTTTCTTTGTGCCACTCACTTGTTCTAGAAGAATAAGCTTTTTTGAGTTTTTCTCTAGTTGAATCACTAATCTGCGGAATATCTAAACCTAATTTCTTTGCTTTAGTATACTGATTTCCTCTCTTACTAGAAGAATTCTGAAACTTTTGACAATGAAAAGGCGTAAATTGTCTATTTGGATTGTTTTTACATAATCTTTCGTGATTCCTTAGTGAATTACTGTTCTTACATTCCTTGTCGCAGTATTTACAAATAAACATATTAGATTCCTCCATACGTTTATTTATATAAAACTTGCTCTCTAAGTCTGCTACTCTACCGACTGAGCTATTGGGGAATAATTTTGGTGCCCCAGGATGGAATCGAACCACCGATTGATGCTTACAAGGCAACTGTTATACCATTTAACTACAAGGGCAACACATTTACTTATCACCGACACCAGACACTGAATTTTAAATGCCTTGAACAAGCATTACCGGTCAACTGTTGACTGTGGCATACGGGCTGAAATACTCCACGCTCACACCAAAGCTGGCCAAAACCTCACACACTGTGAACTCAGACAAGTCCAGTTGTTGTGCAATTTCTTGGGCTGTATAACCTTCGATAAACAGTTCTTGGATGTCATATTCCATGTCGCTCATGCTGATCTCCTCAACCACGCCTGTGCGGCTGTTTTGCTATCAAATCTACCACTGATGGGGGTCTGGTGTGTGCCACGCACAATGTACCAACCGCCCAGCAACCTGTTGTGCACAATGCGAATCATATTTGTTCCCCAAACTTTATGTCTTGTTGAACCATGTCATACATGCATGAATAACAAGTGGGGCAAAAAGCCACAGGTATGATGCCAAAGTAACCCTGTATCCCACCTTGGTCATCTGTGAATTCACAACTGCATACCGAGCACCGGTGCTCGGTTCCCACATGATCGAATCCTTGAATCATAGATCGCCCCAATTTTTGAAATCACCCGATGCCACTTGTTCATTATATCCCAAATTGTATTCCGTAATTTCCTGTGCTGTCATCAGTTCGGATTCGATACGATTATCGTACATGTAACGGTTGTAATAGTGTGGTCGTGGCGGCCTCTGATAGTACGCATCGGCCGAACCACGATCATAAGGAGAACCATGAGCTTTGTTCATTTTGAGTTTTCCATAACATATTCAAATAAAATCCACTTGGCACGATTCAGGCACTGACGCTGATCTTCCAAGATATTGGCCAGGGTGTCGCCATCATAGGGACCGTAGGCCACCATTTCTTGACAGTCGCTTATGAGGCTGGCAACCATCATGGCCGGGCCCGAAAAGCGATAGGTCATGCTCTGCTCCACTGCTTCACGCATCTGCGCTTGGGTGCAACCGTACATGCCAACTTCACGCTTTTCTTGCTCGGTTAGTGCTTGATAAATTGCCGTAGTCATTTGAAAACTCCTTTTTGCAATACTAGTATTATAATCGAAAATATGTATTTTGGTCAACCAAAGAAAACAACTCTCAATGTGGCATTTTTGCAACATCAACAGGAGATCAGTTCCTTGATAAAAGAAAACCCTACACTAGGTAGGGCTTTTATTATTTTTTTCTACGTATCTCTGTCCTGTAGTATTGCTTGGCAGTTAGTATCAACGCACCAACCAATGGCAAGATCTTTTCTACAAAATCATGTAGAGGATCAATCCATGCATCAACGAAAGGTTCATGTATAATCATGTTACCTGCCACATAATACAGAACAAAAGCACCAAGGTAAATTGATCCCGGATACTTCTCCATAAGTTTAGCAACCATAGTGCTACCAAACAATATTATTGGTACACTAACTAATAATCCTGTAATGATTAAAATCCAGTTACCTCCGGCAGCACCTGCGATAGCTAAAGCATTGTCTAGACCCATAACAGCATCGGCCATTACGATCGTGCACATAGCACCCCAGAATGTTGCGGCTGTTTTTACATTGCTGTGATCTTGCTCATTTGATGTCAATTTCCACGCGATGTAAATCAACATTAACCCGCCTACTAGTCTCAATCCGGGTATCATTAACAAGTATGTTAGTGTGGCTACACATAAAAAACGAACACCTACGGCCCCAAATGTACCCCAAATCATAGCACGTTTGCGTAAGTGTTCTGGTAGTTGCTTTGATGCCATTGCTATGACGAGTGCGTTTTCACCGCCTAAAACGACATCTATTAAGATGATGGCTACAAGAGCCCATAAAAATTGTAGTGAGAGTAATTCCATTTTAGTTCCTTTTTAAAGTTAAAATGGTCTTGCCTCTTAGTCTGTGTACCGGACTTGCGTCGTGTTGACGATACACAGAACCTTCTCAGGTTGGCTACTCCCCGTGAATATTTAGCTATTTAGCACTTTCGCTACACTGTTCATCACAGCCGCGATTCTACCAATGTCTCTCAACTGCTCAACAGTATAGCCCAATGCCTTCAGTCCATCGTAATGGGCTTTCACGCAGAAATGGCATTTGCCAACAATACTTGCGGCAAGGCTGAATGCTTCAAAGTTTGTCTTGGTAGTTCCGCCATGACTTGCGATAACATTCATTCTGAGTTGGGCAGGCAATCCTTTTAGATTGGGGTCCTCTGTCATTTCAACATATGGATACCAACTGTTTGTCATTGCCATCAGACTGGCCGCCGATAGTGCAGCATCACGAACAACGGCTTGATCCTCTGTAAAGTTACTACTTACAAATGTAACTAATTTACCGTTCCCTGTAGCAAATGCTGCCGCTAACGCACAGGCGTTGGCAACTTCATCTGGTAGAGTACTTCTTTTAATAACTGAATCTAAATTCAACTTAATATCTTTTGCGTATTCTGGTAACGCTTCTTTGATTTGATCAACCCAACTCATGATATTATTCCTTTGTAAAGTTTTTCTATTTTTCCTCTTGACAATCCTGTTTTCTCTCTTGCTTCTTTAACAGATTTATATAAAACACCATTCACTTCAATGGATTTAGCATTATGGGGTAGTTTACCATACATAGGATTCTTACTTCCTTGTTTAGAAAGAGAAAGATGTTTTAACATTTCTTCTGTGTGCTTGTTTCCGAATGCTGGATGATGTTTGCCTAACTTTCCAAACATTGGATTTCCTTCACCACTCAATGCCTCACTATTCTTTTTCTTATGGTATTCTGCTTGCCCCCAATAGAAACCTTCTGGCAATATATCATCTTTTATTTGATATGATACAACGCCGTTAGTGATCCATTTTTTACCTTTGTTTCCATCTCCGTGCTTTTTAATAGTAGCAGGAGAGAATCCTTGGTAAAATCCGTCTGGTAAAGACTCGCCTTTGAATATAGTTTTATCGACTACACCGTCGGTGATAGGAATCTTTCCTGTATGTAATTCACTCATTCGTTCTGCTAAAAGTTTTTTAGTAGAAGAATATATTCTACTACTTCTCTTGCCGGACATTAACACTACCGCAAATGCCATCTTACCTTTAGATTCGCCTGACGTCATTCTTACTAAAAGTTTATGGCAGATAAAATGTTCCTTGGCTGTTAGGTCTACTAGATTGTCAGAAGAATCATCCCCGCCCATCGAACGAGGAATAATATGGTGTGTTTCTTTGTATTGGTCTTTTGGTAATACTCTTAATCTTGCGTTCTCTATTATAGAAAAGTAGATGAAAGTATATCGGTTGGCGATAAATATTATTGCTGATTGCTCCTTGTAAGCATTAGAGTAGTTGGGGGTTCCAGCCCCGCGAACTACACTATTATTTATCACCAACTCCTCCATTTAAACCTTACCTAATGTTTCGCCACCGATTTGGCGATTACAGGCACAAAGTTCTCCCGACTGAATCGAATCAAGAACACGAAGTGTTTCTTCTGGGCTACGACCAACGTTCAAGTTGTTTACAGTAACATGTTGGATAACGTTGTCTGGGTCAACGATGAATGTAGCACGTAATGCTGCACCTGCTGGAGCGTAGAATACACCAAGTTGTTCAATCAAACTTGACTCACCACGCTGCGTGTCAGCAAATTGTGTGTGAGTGATCTTTTGTAGATCTGGGTGTGCCTTTTGCCATGCAACTTTACAGAATTCATTGTCTGTTGAACCTGTGAGCAATACAGCATCACGATCTTCAAAGTCCTGTGCCAATTTGTCATAGGCTACGATCTCTGTGGGGCAAACAAACGTGAAATCTTTTGGATAGTAAACGATAACTTTCCACTTGCCAGCAAAGCTCTCATCTGTAATGTCGAAGAAAGCATCTTCTGGTTGTCCGGGCTTAACGCCAGTAACAGCAAATTTTTCTAATTTATCACCAACTGTTTTCATTTGATTCTCCTTTGTGTGTTGAAAACCAACAACTCCTCGTTGTATGTGTATATTATACACTATTAAAACCCAAAATCAATAGATTTTTCGATAATTATTTTAATAACGCTTGTAGGTTTTTTCAATAACAAAGGGCCCGAAGGCCCTTCCTTTGTATTCCTGATTAATACACGGTCATGTATTTACTCGTTGGCTATTTTTAGGTTTCTCAAGCGATCTGCTGCGTTGGTGGCTGCAAAGGCTTCGGGTTTGATTTTGGGCGTGATGTTGCAGGTGCCACGAATATAGCCAATGGCCTGAGCCACCACATTAGAACTGACATGTTTATCGGCCGAATTGATGTCCAGATGCACTTCTACCAGTCGATCCTCCAGCACACTAGCCAAGCGCAGGTACAGTTCAGATACCTTGTACACTTCGTTCATGAGTCGGGTATTGGGGCGATCGGCCCGTTGATCCCAGTCACGTTCTTTGGTGACTTCGCCGAACAAGCGACAACCATGTTTACCGTCTATGTGAACCACAACAGCGGCAGTGTACACAGCATACCAGGTGTTGTTTTCTCTCACACGCTCGGAATCAACACCGATATAGATTCTAGTTTCTTTGCTCTGTGCTTGTATGAAGCTGTTTACTGCTTCAATATCAAATGGTTTCATCAATTGTTATAGCTTGGCGGAGAGTGTGGGATTCGAACCCACGATAATGTCGCCACTATGACGGTTTAGTAGACCGTTGGTTTCAGCCGCTCACCCAACTCTCCAGTATCAACACTATAATTTATACCAATCCACGGACTTTGATAAATAATTTTATCAACAACATTAACGGCGTATATAATGTTACACACAATTACTTCCATTTCAGACGATCTCGAGGCCCTTGTCAAGGACGATCCTGTACGACCAGAAATACCCTTGTCGGACCGTGTGAACTCAAACAGTCGAATCTACCTGTTGAAGGATGGCAATCGTACATTGGCCGTTACCTGTGTTAAATTTTTAGAAACAGTTCCTTCGGCAGTGGATGATCTGGTCACATCAATCAGTCACGCAACAACTGCGGTGTTTTATACCATCTGGAGCTACGCAGCCGGTGCCGGGCGAGAACTTATCGTGTCTGCTCAACGGTCAATTGAAGCAGAGTTTCCTGAAATTCAAACCTATGTGACTTTGAGTCCCAAGACTGAAATGGCTCGTCGCTTTCATTTGAAAAACGGTGCTAGAGAATTGAGAGAAAATACCGACACCGTCAATTACCTTTACAAATAGTATTTGTCAAGGTCTTTTTCGTTGTGGTGTTTTTACCTTGGCTAGATATTGCGGCACGTCAACTCGGCCCTGTTGCAGTTCCAACAAAGCATCGACTGCGGTGACATATGCCCCGGTTTCTTGAGCCCGGCGTTTGAGTTCGCGCAGTCGTTGTGATGCAGCAATAATCAGGTCATAACGATTGCCGGCATTGATGACACATTTTTCAAGATTAATCTGGTCGCCGCGACTGTTGGTAATTGGTTTCATTGGGGTCTCCTAGTGTAAATGTGTATTTTACACTAAAAAATCATGATTGTCAAGCTGGTATAAATATGCGGTGACATCCACCACAGCATGAACTATTTAAAAACAGTATGAAAATTTTTTTAGATCAGTTTTCTTATCATGCAGTTACACCACCCCTGACAGCATATAACCAATATCAACAAATTGATCAAATACCCAATGATTGTGATTTGATTTCGATAGCATTTTTTGATTGTGATTATTCAGCACATGCCCGTGTGATTGAAAAATTATTAATGAAAACTCGACAATTGCTGGTAATAATTGAAGAGCCTGTTGGAGATTTTTATCAATTTGTCAGCGCACACAGTGACACTAGAATTATAATTTTTTCACCAACGGTTGCCAACTTTGCTGCAGCCAATCTGTTTCCACTTGTCAGTTGGTTTGGTCAACCTGACAACTACTATGCAACCCAGGTGTGGGCAAAAAAATTACAATCACAACTGTATTTAGGGCTGGATCGACCAAAAAGATTTGATTGCTTGTTGGGCACAAGCAAATCACACAGAAATCAAATTGAGAGATTGTACAACTCCAGTGCATATCAGGACTGCTTTATCTACAGTTACTTTAAAAATCAAGTCAATCAAGGTATTTGGTCTTGCAATGTTGATCGAGCCCAAACCACCACACATCAAGTTCGGGTAGACATACATGGAAGATCGGCCTGGATCAGTGCGCTATTGCCGGTCGAAATCTACAACAAAACCTTTTATAGCATAGTGGCTGAAACACTGTGCACCAACCAGTACAGTCACTTCACTGAAAAAACTGCCAAAACTTTTGTAGCTGGTAGACCTTTTGTGGCGTTTACCGGGCAGTATTTTTTACGGAATCTGCGTAGTCTGGGCTTTCAAACTTTTGATGCTGTAATTGACGAAAGCTATGATGTGATCGAAGACGAACATGAACGTTTTACGCTGGCCTGGCAGCAGGTCGAACAACTGTGTGAGTTGGACCCTGCGTCAGTTATGCTGAAATTACAGTCGGTGTTGACACACAATCAACAGCATTTTTTGTCAACTGACTGGATGAATCCCATCAAGCAGGTGCTGCAGCTGGCTGTGACCGGTTAAATAATCCATGATACCTAGGCACTCCAATTTAGCTTTGGCCAATCAAGAATTCGATTGGAACGGAACGGACTCAGAACACCGGTATCAAAAAAACCTAAAAACAAATCTAGTAGAACTAGAGAGATATAACTGGGTTGATCGACCCATCAAATACAAATTTAACAGCCACGGATTCCGTGCAGATGAGTTTGATTCGCCCGGGTCAAATATACTGTTTGTTGGATGTAGTCATACACTGGGTGTGGGATTGCCGGTCGAATCGACCTGGGCACATATAGTTAGTACTTCACTAAATCTTAAAAATTACAATATTTCAGTCGGTGGATCTTCTAATGATACTGCGTTTCGACTGGCATACTATTGGATTGAACAACTGAAACCAAGTTTGGTACTTTTTTTATCTCCAGAGAAAACCAGATTTGAATTGCACACAGGCGACAATGAGATATTTGATCTCAGTGTTTGGCCTCATGCTTTTCCAATGGTCAACGATTTCATGCGACACTGGCACAGTAATGATTCCAACAGTGATATGAACTATTTGAAAAATACTCTAGCTATCAAACAACTATGCAGCGAGCGCGGCATCAAATACATTCAACGACAAGCAGCGAATATTCATGTACGTGACAAAGCTAGAGATTTACAACACTATGGTGAAAAAACACACCAACGCATTGCAGATATGTTTTTATCTAAAATTTAACAGCGACCTGCTGCTCAAACGCCGGTTGAATATTTTTTAATCAATGCAAAAACCGGTCTGGGTCCTTTGGCACTGTGAAAATGCAATAATTTATATTGAGTAAGAAACTCGGGATGGAACTCAAATGTCTCAAACCAGACATTTATTGGTATTTGAGTAAAAACAAAATCATTTTGACTACAAAGCATTTTAGAATAAACAAGTTGGTCACGATCCCATTCTGCATCGTCGTTCCAATCTTTATATAATTCAAACCCTATATCCCAAAGTGCCGGATCCATGGTGTGGGGGAAATAACGCAAACCGCAGTTGTAAAAGTCTTCTCTTATTTTTGCAAACATGGTAAAATGTTTATATTGATTAAAAAAATCAATCGGTCCACACGCTAAAATGTCCATGTCAACAAAAAGTATATTGCATGGTTCTTGCGACCACAAGCGATGAGTTTTTATAAAAACATCTTTCATCATTTGTTGACCTTTGTCTACTTCGCCTTCAAACAACACCAGCTCCCATTCGCCACCGATGTATTTTTTTAAACTGGTGAGAGTTAATTCATGCATTTTTTTATATGCAGTATAGTCAGACGGTTTTATTCCTGCGACCCGGGTGTTGACTCGGTATAAACTTCGTACTAGATAATTTTTTATACTCATTGAATTTGCCTTGTGATCGTCTATTTAGTATTATTGGTTGCGGGGCTTGGATTTGAACCAAGGATGGCAATGGCTTATGAGACCATGCGGGCGATCGGATTCTCCCTGCGATAACTTTATAGAGGCTCTCTGCTGAATCAGCCAGCGGCTTGTAGTGAAGTCACTACATTATTAGTCAACGGAATTTCTGTCTTGAAATTCAACTGACTCAATCTGCATTGACTGTATTTACTATTTTTAATCGTTTTCAAATATTGAACGACCGGATAATTCGGCTAGGATTTGGTGTACATACTCCACTGTCATGCACAGTCGTTTTGAAATTTCCTGTGCCGACAACCTTCTGTCGCGCAACTCTCGTACTTGCAGAACCCTATCCCAGTGTGACATGCTGATCTCCATTGACTAGATATACATATAATGCATGAGCCAGCAGCTGCGTTGACACAATTTGGCAGCCTGCCAGAGATTTGCACCCCGAATACTGATCTTGACCGTGGCCTCCTTTGTCTACACTATGCTGTTAACCAGCGTTCTTGGGATTCCAGTACAATGTTTTCGGTTCCATCATATTCATTTATACGGAATCGAACACCCGCCGGTACCCATTGCACTTCCAAGCCATCTAGATCCAGTTGACCACTAATATACTCGTCTTGGTATTTCAAAGCCAGGTACGATTGAATACTTGTTATTTTGCCCTGTTCCAACCACTCCACAACTGTGGGATCGTACAACAGCTCTTCAATGCGATGCCAGCTGTACCAACCACCGCCATGTCTGGATCTTACCAACACAGCCACTCGACCATCACGCACTAATTTTTTCATTGGTCGTCGGACTGTTGATAGGCGTGTAGCTGTCTTAGTAGTTCACTTGTTTGAATTGCTCGTTGAATCTTGTCTTGAATCAATTGTGTTTTGAGCTCTTCGGACAAAAACAGGTTGTCACCTGTGTCAGTTGGACAATCCTTTTGCATTTTGATATAGTTCATTGTTTTCCTTTTGACAAATAAAAAACCCCGGAATGTTCAGTTTCGGGGCTGTTGAATACGATCGAAATTTGCTGTTATTCAAGCCTTGCTTTTAAATCTTTACAGTTATGCACCCATTGAATGGCCCGGCCAACTGTTGGAATGTTTGCTGTAGAAAGATGCAAGTTATTGTTTATCATAGCAGCTATTTTATAGGGTTATTTATGAGTTGTCAACCAGTGCATTGCCAAAAAGAAAAAGACTCTTTCTACTTTCTCTGTTAATAAAATATTGGACCAAACCCAGCCTATTACTTAGTGGTAGCAGCAGTGGCCGTTGATTTTTATACTTTCATAGAGTTTTAGAACAATTGACGTGCATAAACTTCAAGATGTGCTAGAACAAGGTCGGCAATTTTGTGTTGTGCTTCTGGCAAGGTGTGATATCCTGGATCTACCTGTCCAACAGCTTTGACCAGATCACAATTGAATCTAGATATATCATTGAAAATTTTTTGATGTAGATATGTTTTTTCGTCGATCCACGGGCAGATGTCAACTGCTTGGATAGGATCAATCACTATCAAATAAGGAATTTTTGAGTTGTGCAACTGATGCAGGGCAGCGTATAAACACCATTTGTCTGTTTTTAATTTCCATTCGTCGTTGTAAATACTATTAAACCATTGTTTGATAATTGCTCTTTTTAAATCTAGGTCCGGCACCAGAGTTTTGTATTTTGCAAAATTATACGAATGGTCTAAAAAAGAATAGATGGTATCAATTATCAATCTGGGAGATTTATTAAAGTTTGGATTTAATGAACTGGTTGATTGAGGATGATTATAGACAATGTCCCTCACATCAAAGTTTTTCTGTCCGTCGACGCAGTGTTTACCGATGGGCAGTTCAATGCGATCGTTTGGTGCTGTGTCTAGTAAAATAAAATCTGGATTTTCTTTAATGGCGCTTTCGATCTGAAGACAAATACCATTATTGCTCATGCCACCTCGAGCATATATCTCTAACTTCCAATTTAATCTGTTGGCCAATCGCTCAGAGAAATGAGTGTTGGGATAATCTATTGATGGAGTCATCCAGCTGTCCCCACATACAATCACTTTCTTCATTTGGCTGTTGTTAATAAGATAAAGGGCCTGCAGTGCAGGCCCTGTTAGTTTCTGTTACTAGGTATAACTACCCTACGCCGGTGATTAGACCGCGAAAGATTGAGCTTTCACTGTTCTGGCAGAGAACTTGACATTCTTTCCAGAAACAACTACTTCGCTCGTAGATGCTGTTGCATTTACTTGTTTTGTTGTCTTCGGCCAGGAATTCCTGACTCTGCGGCTTCTTACTTTTGCCGAGTAGATCCTGTCAATACTTGTTGCCCTGTCGAATCCTTTCATCCCCAACAACAACACACTATTTCTAATGTGCTGTTGGTGGAGATGTCGGCCTACGATAGCCGAGTCCAGAACTTCTTTCTATTCAGGCCTTAAACTACTATTCTGTAGTGTGGCATACTTTGTCTAGTCTTGTCACTACTAAACTGTTTGAGTTTATATTTTTCTATCTTTGATACAGACCAAAGATAAAATTTAAACTGACTCTGTTGGCTCTGTTGGCTCTGGTAGTGCCGAAGCAGTGGCTGAAGCCGGCGGCGGTGTAAATGTGTTGCAATAGGCAACATATTCGGCCGCAGCGTCCAACGTCTCCCATGCATATGCGAAGGTACCTGTTTCACTTGGCACTCGAGCTTGAAATTTTCCCTGGGACCACATTGATCCTCGTTTGGCTCGAAGAGCTGCTGATTCTTCAGTTGACAGTGCTCGACCCCAGGTCGCTTGACTTTGTGCTGTAGCTAGGATCTGCACATTGGTATTTATTGTTGCCATTTTAAAACTCCTTTGTTAATAACTTACTTATTATCATTGTTAAAATGATGATGTTTTGACTTCAATATTTGACGCTTGACGACCTTTGGGACCGTTGACCAGCTCAAATGTCACCAGTTGATTTTCCTTCAATGTTTTAAATCCATTGATGTTGATGGCCGAAAAATGCGCAAATACATCCTCGCTGCCGTCATCGGGTGTAATGAATCCAAATCCCTTGGCATCATTGAACCATTTTACTTTGCCTACTATCATGTGCTATTGCTTTCTTTGAATTTAATTCGATTGCAGACTTTGGGTGTTCTGCAACTGTATTATTTATCATGTTTGGTGGGCCCACCTGGATTTGAGCCAGGGACCAATGGATTATGAGTCCACTGCTCTGACCAACTGAGCTACAGGCCCTTGATGCACAGTATAACATCACAATTCATAGTTGTCAAGAAATTGCGATAAATTTCCGTAAAGATTCACCATCACTGCTTCCCGGCTGCCGAAAAATATGATTTTTTTAGGTACGCCTTTGACCGCTTGAATATAATAGGGCATTTGCATTTTACGGTCCAGTGTTAACATAAGCTGTTTGTTAAACATCTGCGGGTTGTCAACGTTGTACGAGTAGTGTTCAAGGTCTAAATCCTTGGCCAGTGCTGAGTATCCTGTGCTGGTCAATCGCATGCCACCGGTGCGACGAATGTTATACCACCAAGTGGTCATGGCAGATTTTAGATCAACACGGATTTCTTGGTCAAGCAGCGCAATCAACTCTTTGGTGAGTTTTTTCTTGTCGCGCACATCAAGGATAAATTTGATCGCCCGACTTCAGCAACACCACAGTGAACTTTTCAGTTTTGAATTGTGTGTTGAGTTTGAGAGCCAGATTTATAGCATGCCCGGGATTGCTGAATGAAACCTTTTTATACTTGGGCCCAGGGTATTGCACCAGCATGTTTGTGGTTTTAAGGTTGATGGGCCTGGCGTCATAAAATACTGCCCACACGCCTTCAGAGGCCAAGACCTGTTCGCTCTTGTAGGTGGACTTGTTGGTTTGCTCGATCAGTATGTTGGGTTTTGGGCGGCTCATTTCGTTAAACTCCTATATTTTATTTATCCAGAAATATAAGTAGTTTTAGAATGTGCCACCGTCTATTTTCACGGTAATTGTTTCTTGTTGTAGAGTCGGAACTGTTTGTTCGTGCAATGCTCGAAGTTCCAGCAATAATCTAGTGATATCGGCATGTAGATCCTGAGCATCTTTCATGCTCATAATAAAGTCTCGGGCACCGCGTGCCTGCTGACCTTGAACCCGCTCAATGAACTTACTGAGATGAATTGTCATGTGCCGCTTGTTCTGTGTGGTATGGACCCTGATACGGATATCTCTGCAACACAATCAGCTTGGGTGCCAGCACTGTTTGCCAGTTTCGACCCTTGCGAATGTTATACCAGCCGGCGCTGAACCAACTTTTGCTTTTGGCTGTTTTGGTGTACACCGGCAGGTGTTGACTAACGTCCCACATGGGATTGTACACACGGCCGGTCACCGGATATCCATGAATATGATCTACATCGGTCTTGGGCTTGGTGATCTTAATGGCCGGTTCGAATTTGATATTGGCTGTTCGGGCTGCTGACTTTATGGTTTTGTATTGTACGACCTGATTGTTGATCTTTACCTGGTAACCGCCTGCACAGGCTTCGATGTTGCCGACCTTTTGGTTGTTTTCTTGCAAGATCCAAAATTGTTTGTCTACCACGGGCTTTGCTATCAATGTCATATCGGTGACTCCTTTTTAACTATTCAATATGCCTTTGTATGTTTTACTCATCCAACGGCCAAAACTGTCTGCTGATTCACTGCATTTGTTCAATTCATATTTGCCACAAAACTGCATAAAACGCACACCCACTTGGCCAATGTCTTTGTGACTGATTTGTTCACAGATGGCAGTATCCACAGTGGCTTTGATCTCTTCGGGCTGTGCTGTTAAATCGATCAATTGTCTATTGCGTTCGTAGTCATCCAGTACTCGATGTTCTACACCGTCAGGATCAGTCCAGCGTTGCAGCATGAGATTGTTCCAATTGTAGCCTCGTCGGTCTCGATCGGCATAGGCTTCACGGAGACCAACTTTGTTCTTTGTGCCTCGTTCACGAACTCCCGGATATGCACTGAACACGTTGTCTGAGCTGTCGCCACGCATGCACTTTTCAAACAACAGCCAGGCCGGGTCCGGTCTAGCCTTGGGCTGTTTAGTTTTTTTATCAATGACAGCATTGCCATTGGCATCATAGGTGCCTTCCGTGGTGATTAGTTCGTCTGTGATGCCGTTGTATTGTTTGACATTGGCAGCCACAAGTTGTACAAAGTCAGTGTCGCTGCTGATAATAACATGTTCGTCTTGGGGGTGTAGTGCGATCCAGCGAGCAATGATGTCGTCGCCCTCGGCTGTTGGACATCTAATTACCGAGCAATTGGTCTTTTCGCCCAGGTATTTAGTCAAGCTATCATAAGTTTCCCAAAACAATTTGTCTTCTTCGGCTTGGGCTTCGGTAAGAGCAGCACGGGCCACAGCACGGTTATTTTTGTAGGGCTTGTAGCGATCCTTGCGCCAGCTTCTGCCCTCCAAGGCAAACACCACATGGTCTGCTTCAAAGCGTCGAGCCACTTTGTTGGCACTCATCAAGGTCACATGCAGTGCAAATCCAATCTTTTCCCATGTGTCGCTGGCACGAAAAGCACCGTGTCGGGCTCGAAAGAACATATTGGCTGTGTCTATTAGAACATATTTCATACCGCTATTATAGCAGCAAACTATTTCTAAGTCAATTGAATAACAGTTTTTAAGTGCGGTATTAATACCGTTCTGGTCCATCTCAAATGCCCGTATTGGTTAGGGTGAAAGTTATCGCCCAGCAATAGATTATATCTAATAGAAAAATGATACAGATCATCAATTTTGGTCATCATTGAATCCAGTGTTTGTTTTGCCGGATTTGGCAAATATTTTTTTATATCAAATGTGTTGGTTCCACCTATCGGTTCTGTAGGATTTATAAAATTTAAAAATAAAAAGTTATAATTTAGAGAGTTCAAATATTGATAGGTTTTTGCAATGTGTAGATAGTTTTCAATTGCTCTTGATTCGTTGTTTTTTGTTATTGATAATTTTTTTAGTCCATCTGAAATACTATTTCCACAAGATTCTGCATGATTGCCACCGGTGATTGACGACATTACATTTTTACTGTAATAAAATTGATCTGAATAGTTGTTTATATTTTCTTTAGGACAGATATAATCATCTCTATCATACCCGGACCACATCACTATCACCAAACTATCTGTCGGATCCGGTTGGTCCATTTCTAATGCCCAAATTAAAGAATCCGACACATGACTGTTGCCTGCTCCTGGAAGGGAACAATCTAATACCTGTTCAAAACCGCCAAGGTCTCTAAGAAAATATGGCCAGGTGAGCGCCGATGCGTCAGAGGAGTTGTAAGTAAAGCTGCATCCACTAACGATTAGATTCTTAATACCAAAATTATAAACGGTGCTGTGCTGCTTTTTGATGTTTCGGGTTTTAAATATCATACAAATTTGTTTGTTATTAAATACCCGAGCAAGTATTTAAACCACCAACTGTGCCCGTCACGTCCATAATGGTATGAATCGGGCATGACTGTTTCAATTCCTGCGGCCTGTAGTCGAGCATGGTATGTGCTGTTGGAATCATATGGACCAATATAATTGAGTCCCCAATCACGTCGATCGACAATTGAACTGAAATCATTATTGCCATTGAAGAACACATGAGGGATATCTTGAGACACGAGTTCTTGATGAAACTTCCAGATTTCATCGTGTGCTGACTGAGTTTTTTGCTGCCAATCGAGGCCGATCACGTAGTTACGATATCTTTCTTGAGCAATAGCAGGCACTTGGTCAATGCCACTGCCGTTGACTTGATAATAAGTACCATTGTATAGCCATTCTTCCCGCTCCCAAGTTGACCATTGAATAATAACCAACTTGCGTTCTAGACTATTCTTTCGTGCAGCAAGCCAGGCTCTGGTGGTTCTTAATATTCTGATGTTTGAGCTGGCGCTTTCGGCTTCGCATTGAAACCCAGAATTAAGAGCCATGCTCAGCAATTTACCCCAAGAAACCTGCAGATTATCCGGATGCGGCAGTCGTCCTAAATAATACAATGCAGGGTCATCTTCGGCAAATGCATGAGAATTTACTGCCTCGGCAGCAGCAGTGTGACTGTCACCGTTGACGTACAAAATCATAGCGCATTATTTTTGGCATAGGTGCTCAGTGCTGTGGCCCACATTGCATGTGCATCTGGTCCATAATGAAACGGATCATTGTCAATTGCACGAATACCGTTGGACTCTAGGTAACGACTCATACAACCATTTTGGTCATAAGGTTGAAAAAAGTTTCCGTGCCAATTGTGTTGATCGACAATGGTATTAAAATTGTTATAGGTGGTCCAGAACAGGTGCGGTATCTCGCGTTCACGCAGTTGCAAATGCAGGGCATAGATTCTATCATGCCACAACTGAGTCATTTGACGATAGTACTCGCCGGTCAACCCGGCTTTCCATTGATTGAATTTGGCCTTCATTGATTCGGGCATGCCAAAATCTGGGCCGCCGCACACAGATATGTTGCTGTACAACCAAGGCCATTCTTCCCGTTCAAAGCTGGTCCAACCAACAAACAACATTGTATCAGATTTCCATCGAGAATCGGCTAAAAAGTATTCAATGTGAGACTCGATCCAATAGTTACTGGCACCATTTTTACTCCAGCACTTGAAGTCTTGCTTCATTTGTTTGCTAAACACCGGACCCATATTGGTAAGATCAACCGGTTGTTGATCTGTTTCGGTACATGATGGATATAGGTTGCTGTCGCCGATGGCCAAGATCATGACACTTCGCTCCTTCCGTTTCCGATATTGCGCGACTTGACCACTCGATCACGTTCGGGATTCATGGCTTGGTATTGTTCATAGGTTTCGAGTACAACATTGCGGCACACAGCTGTAAACCAACGATCCACAATGTCACTGTCAGTATCCTTGGGACTCATTTGATAACCGGCGCGAACGAGATTGGCCACAAACTTATCATTCCAATCCAGCTCAAACGCACCATTTTGCATGTTGGCAGGATCAACTTCCATGCTGAGAATAGTCACATACGGCTCGCCCTTCTCTGTGGCCAACTCTTTGGCAGTTTTTTCTGTTTTCTTGGGCCTGGGTTGGTCTTTGACTTTGACTTCTGGCTGTTTCTTTTTAAAGCGATCAAATAGTCCCATTGTATTTCTTGTCAAGTTCTTGTGTTACCGTAATGCAACACAGCAACGCCGGGCATGTCAACAGGCAACTTGCGCCATGGGTCAACTATGATACTGCCAGATTCAATTTTGCAATACGGTTGCGTGTCGGGTGTGTTACCGGTATATTCGTAAGTGACCTTTCTGTTATGTGCCCATAAAAATACTGCAGGACCGTCAATGGTGTCAAGACAATTGGTGCGATCATCGGCCAATGGGTCAACATAGACCACTGGTAATCCGGCTTCTCGAATATAAAATCCTACCAAAGTGCTGTAACTTCCGATACAGTATTCAACATCGGGTTTGTAGGCCTTGCCGTGAATCACAATTGGCAGACTGTGTCGTTGTGCTTGATCAACCAGGAACAGGGCCAAGTTCTTGGCCTGTATTTCTCTGGCATGCATCACAGTGTCAAACAGGTCATAGCCGACGTTGTATTCTTCCGCCAACCAACGCAGGGCAATGTTGTCTCGGGGGTGGCAAGCACCTGCATCGCCCATGCCTGCTGTCATGTACTTGGGACCCATGATACGCATGGTGCTGCGAGCCAAGGCATTGGTCACAACATCCACATTGATATTGCCAATCTTCATGGCAAAGTCCTGTATCATGTTTACCAGTCCAACTTTGGCACTAATAAATGTATTATAAAAAATCTTGATGGCCTCGCATTCGTCCCAGGTACCAATTTCATAACGCGGATTATTCTGCATGATAGTTTCATACAGGTCGTGCAGTTCCCCAGCAACACCAGTCAAGCTGCCATCTTCGGTGCCCAGCATGATCATTTCAGGATTGACCATGTCCCACTTGACCGAGCCCATGGCAATCAAATACGGGTTATAAACAAATTGATGCTTTTTATCCAGTAATGGAACAAACTTGTTGCGAGTTGTTCCAGGCAATACTGTGCTGATCAGCACGACCTTTTTAGAATCTTTGGCATACCGGTTTATGTTATTGATAGCATCGATCACAGCATCGTGCCCAAAATCTCGCGGAGTCATGTGACTTGACGGAACTGATCCATCGTAGCCTTCGGCATGTGGAGTGGGAACAGCAATAAAAATCCATTCGCTGTTTTGAATTAATTCTTCGATACCACAGACTTTTACACTGTCGCTGGTACGTGGACAAATGTCATATCCCCAAACTTGGTGCTTTTCTGCAAACACTTCGGCACAATCAAGCCCTAATTTTCCAATTCCTATGAATCCAATTTTTTTCATGTTGATCCTTGTTATAAATGATGGTGTAGAGATATGATTTCCTACAGAATAATTTATCAAGATTTTGAGTCGAGATAAAAATTTTTATTTTTTGAATACCGGAATAGGATTCATTTTATGTAAACTACGACTGCGAATCTGGCGATAGCTGTCAAGATTGTGCTGTTGAGCAATGCTGACCACAGGCACCTCGCCAAGATCTTGCGCCATGGCCAGTTCCAATTCGGCATAACTCAAGCCGCCTAATTGGTCCTGATCTGTTCGGCCGTCATCCCAGAGTCCATCGGTGGGTTCCGCTTCAATGATCTCTTTGAGTATGCCCAGCTCACGACCCATTGCCCATACTTCAGTTTTGTAACAGTCGCCGATGGGACTGATGTCTACTCCACCGTCGCCGTATTTGGTAAAGAAACCTACACCAAAATCTTCGACCTTGTTGCCGGTACCAACCACAAGCCCATTGACACTTTGAGCAATCTGATACAGGGTGACCATACGCAGTCGGCTACGACTGTTGGCAAGTCCCAACAAGTTGGGATATGTGGCCAATTGTTTTTCAAATTCATCAAAGGTTGCAGTCAGATCAACAACTTCGTGATACACATTGCCGAAATGCTGTTTTAACCAAGCGCCCTGGCGTAGGCTGAGGTCATGTAGTTCGGGGCGTTGCCTGATCGGCATGGTAACTGCAAAGGTGTTGAGCCCAGTCCTGGCACACAGCGCACTGACCACAGCTGAGTCAATACCACCACTGATGCCCACTACCAAAGATCGCATGCCAGCTTGCTGGGCATAATTGCCGATCCACTCGGTGATGCGATCCTGCAACAGGGTCGTTGTCAGACAGTCGTCGGGTGTAAATTTAGTCATTTTTTACCTTTCAAATTCCAAAATATAAATTCTACTTTTTCAATCCAATAATGATCTACAACAGGTTCACCCGGTCCGGTAATCCAATTCTCACCGTGGTAAGCTACTTTGCCCCAAAGAGGTTTTCCACTAAGAAAACATTTCTTTGGTAGCCAACATAACTTTAGTTTCCACCCCTTGGCTCGATTGAGTCCCCAATCCTCTGTGGGCGGAGATTGTTGGACTTGCGAATCCAATGGCATTAAGTACCCCACTCATTCTTGAACAACGGAACTTGCAATCTATCACTGTACCGCAATCCATTCTTCATGGCCAGTTCTGCAACGCGACGATTATTGAGGACATAGACACTTTCAACACCTCCTACTGGCATCAAATAAATGTTTCCCTCAAACCCTGCAGAACGATATGCTGCAATGGCACATTCTGCATCGGCAAAATCTTGTTCTGTGGCAATAACAAACTTCAAATAAGCTGTGCCCAGCTCTTCATATGAACAAACCGTTTCTGGAAGAATGGCTTCTTCCCACTTTTCTCCACTGCATGGAAGTTTGGCACTGACACTGAATGTGATTTCTCTCCAAAAGTTTTGATTATGATGATGCGCCCAGGTGTGTAAATAACTTCCAAACTCACTGGTTATTGCTTGAGTACCGTTTGTTTCAAATGTAATTTCTTTTAATCCTGACATTCGAGGATGATCTAATAGATCAGGATAAGCACGTTGCCAACCCAACAAGGGTTCGCCTCCGGTGATGACCAGATGTTCATCTCGCCACTCACCGTGTGGCAGTATCTGCATAATACGATCAACAATGGCATCTGTGGTCATCATTGGCGATAAATCTTTAAAGCTGGGGTGCCAGCTGGCATAGCTGTCGCAACCCGTGGAAACTAAAGGAAGTTCTTCATACTTGTTGTATAGGTGCGCCACCTGGGCCAGTTCGTCGGATTCTGTGCTTAGTTCTCCCCTGGGCATACCAAATCCCCTGCAAGAAAAATTGCAACCGAACGTTCTAAGAAACACACTGGGGACTCCCATGTATCTTCCCTCGCCTTGAATTGAATAGAATAATTCTGCAATTTTAATTTTGTTCATCGCTGACCTTTATTACAATGCCTCTAAACATGTACTGCACACTGTTGTCTCGTTGAAATGATTTATCAAAACTGCTAAAGTGTTGATTGAATTCTTCCGGAGTAAGTTCAAAATGATCAATGGGTTCCTTGCTGGCAGCAATGGCGTCGTTCATTTTTTCTAACAAATTGAGTTTTCTATAGTGTATTTTCATCGCCACCATGCCTCCCAAGGAAAAATTATCCAGACATCTTCGTCAGATTTATTTAAATCAACTGCATTGTACCTGACATTTAATTTGCTGGCGCTGGCCGAGTTGTCAACCAGCACAGCCACTCGAACATTGTGGTTCCATATGTGATCCCATCGATTGTCGTCGGGCAAACACCCACTGGGCCAATCTTGTTTGATCCAGTTCAGTGTGGCACCCGAGTCATTGATATCGTCTACAATCAATATGTTTTTTCTTCCGTCGCTGGAGCACGTGGCATCGTATACAGGATAACCAAATGCATCCTCGGCCATCCAAAAGTTACTTTCTGGCCCGGTATTGCCGTCACGCAAACTGACATTTAATGTGTGCATCGGAACACCCAAATATTGACTGATCAGTGTTGCCGGAACAAGACCGCCACGTACAATCCCTACTACATAATCGGGTTGCCAGGCGTCACGGTGTAGTTGGCGCAGGATCTCTTGTGTTTGATTTTCGATGTCTTGCCAGGTATAGTATACTTTTTTCATGCTGCCATTCTAACATGTGTAGTCAGCATTGTCAAGGCAAATGTGAGATATCTATGGTCTTTGTTGGTCTAGCCTTTACCGGAACAGTGGGTATACCCAGTTGGTCATTGATACTTTGCATCAATGCCAATTTGGCCGCAGCATTACGACTGCCGTGCCAATGCACTAGACTGGATTCCTCTAGCGGGCAACCGTTCCACCTGTCGGTGAATTGTTTTTGCTCTACGCCTCCAGGCAACCACGGTCCTTGATAGGCCATGCGTGGATCAATGACCTCTTCGGGCGTTAACCCTTGTGACCAAACCATGCGATTATATAGTTTTTGATCATTGTTCCATTCGGTTGCATGTTCAATATCCTTTAAGGCCTGCGAAAACATAGTGCGATCCATTTCAGCAGGATAATAGCGTATGTCGGCATTTAAAAAATGTTCGTGCTCGTCAAGGCTTTTTGGATCTGTGTAATTGAACATCAAAAAGTGTTGATACCGGCCAAACACTTCTACAGGTTTCAACACCTGAACATCACTGCCACAGTAGTAAATATTACAGGGCTCGCCGCTCCAGAGTTCCCATATGGCACGGAACTGCTGACGGAACACATGGTTGACATCCGCGGCTGTGGACTCTAGTCGAATTAGTTCCCAATCGCCTTGAAGGTTGTGAAAAAAACTGGCTTCACTGAGCTGTGCCATTTTTTCATAATATGAATACAAGTCGCCCTCGTCGGCTCGGTCACGACCCGGCCACCATTTGGTGCTGCCAATGCGATGTAGACCTTTTACTAGATAATTTTTCACTGTGTAACTTCTACTTGAGGGAAATATCTCAGGAACCGGTCCTTGCTGTTGTTCCGGGCCTGTTGAATCTTTGATTGTATTTCTTTGAAAAAATTCCAGGCCAACGGTACAAACAACAATTTATCGTCGGCATTGAACCTGTTCAAGTGATCTATGCTGACAATGGCGCAGCCCGTACCGGGCGTGAACTTACCTTGTTTGAGTGGGTTGTCGTCGATGATGAACTCCAATTGTATACGTCCAAAGTTCAACAAGGTATTGCCCTTGGCTGCGGCTCCGTAGCCCACCAGGGTGTACCCAGCGGCACGATATTGGTCAACAGTGCTGATCAATTGATCCATGTTGGCCTGTACAGTAGATTGCCAACGACTATAGGTGTCCGGGTTCATCAGTCCATAGGCTGCTTCGAGGTCAATGATATTTTTCACACGATTCCTATTGACAGCAGCTCGGCTCAATATAAAAATGTAACTGTTTCCGTGTATGGGAGCTTTGACAGTGTCAACCAAATGTAAGCCAGCACGTTGAGCCAGCCGACTCATGGAATTGACATTAAAAAAGTTCACATGCTCGTGATAGATTGTGTCAAATTCGTTGTTCAACACCATGTCGGCCTGACTGGTTTGAATGAACAACACAGTGTTGTCGGTCATCAGTTCAGCACATGATGTTATAAACCCATAGGGATCTGGGCTGTGGGCACAGACATTTTGAGCTATGATAATGTCGTAGTTGACTTTCTTTAATTCAGCAACGGCCGCGGCCCCAAAGAAATCGCAAATGACTGAATGACTGGCACTACTGCGCAGGTAAAGGTTCTCAGCAGGGTCAATTCCGTAGGTGTTTATTGGTTGTAAATGACTTCTTGCTTTTTTAAAATAATTGAGTTGAGTTCCGTCATTGCAGCCGATGTCTAGAACATTGCTGACTCCGGTACAGCATTCTAAACAAAAGTCGGCAAACCATTTGCAATAGTCCTGTATGGTTTGATTGGTGCCAGTGGCATACAGGTAGTTTCGATAGATAATCGCAGGATCCACTGTGTGACTCAGCTGTAGATGACAACAATCATGGCAAAGTTTAACTGCTAGTGGATAACGATCTTCTGGTGCATCAGCAGAATTTTTGTAGCTGTTGGCCAATGGCTGTTGTCCCAAGTCCAGTACAAGATGGATATTTTGAGACCCGCAGGCCAAGCAACAGGTGTTTTCCGTTAGATGATTCATAATTTTAACCAGCGATCATTCTTTAAAGTCCAACGCACCATCTGTTCAATTCTGGTATCAAAACTGTACTTGGGTTCCCAGCCTAGCTTTTTCATGTATTCTCCACTGAGTGCGTAACGGAAGTCGTGCCCGGGTCGTTGTGTGTCGTAGCCTACCATGACCGACTTTAATTCTCGACCCAGGATGTTGGCAATCTTCTGTGCCACGTCAAAATTTGATACTTCTTGCTGACCCACAATGTTGAACTTGGGACAAGTAGCACCGCCAAAATCATCGGCCAACGGAAATCCTCGATGTGGCAGGGCCATGATAAACATGGCAGCATCGGCAACATCGGCTGCGTGTACCCAGTGGCGTAGACCACTTTTTGTTCCTGTTTCTTCATCACAGTGAATGGTCACTGGTTCGCCGGCCAAGATCTTGCGCATGGCAATGCCGATGAATTTTTCAGGCAGCTGACGTTCGCCAAACACATTCATAGTGTGTGTGCAATAGATGGGCATGCCAAAGGTATTTTCGTAGGCCACACACAGTTCTTCTGCGCCGGCTTTGGTGGCCGAATATGGGCTGCGACTGTTGTAGCGATCGTATTCCTGATATTCTACGCCGCTGGGTGCTGATCCAAACACTTCGTCGGTGCCAAAGTTGATGAATTTTTCTAGATTGGGCAAGTAACGTCGAGCATAATCCAGCAAGTTACAGGTGCCAACCACATTGTCTTGTACAAACAACATGGGATTTTCGATACTACGAGTGACATGACTTCCTGCTGCCATGTGAATAACAGTGTCCACTGGGCCAATTTGTGCTGCCAACTGTGGATTAATTTCAGCACGTAGGTCATGATAAATTACTCGCAACCGGCGCATGGTGTCGGTTCCGAATTCCTGACTCAGTTCCGACAGTCGATTTAGATTGCCGGAAAAATCCAATCGATCCATACTGATGATGGTGTATTCTTCGTGCTTGAGCAGGCGACGAATCATGTGGTGGCCAATGAATCCAGCACCTCCGGTTACTAGTATGGTTTTTTTCATAGAGTTAATTGTTTAACCTTCACAACATATTGTCGCATTTGGTTATTGGGGTCATTGGCCCGTAAAGTTTCCCAAGGTTCTTGTTCACCGGCCTTGACACGCTCCCACCAGGTTGCGTCCAGTCCCTGACTTTTCAAATAATTGTTGATTATGTCACATTCTTGATAGCGCAGCCTGGTCAGGTCAGGATTGTGGAAATCTCTCGGATCTCTGGGATTGCCCTCTAGCAGTTTTCTTTGCTTGTATGTGGCGTCTAGATTGTTACCAGTTAGGTCAGCGCGGTCGTGTAACACATGAACATCGATACGCTCCCAAATGTTAACCAGATAGGCAATTTGACTCAACCAAGCATCAGTCATGCTGTGTAAACTCAAATGACCAATGAGATCCAGCCACGTCGTGGGCACTATAGGGAATATGCTGTAGGGGTGGTCGTTGTGTGTATGAACAGCCAACAGCTTGAATTTTCCGGTATATTTGACAATTTCCAAATCCCAGTTGTGGCTTTGCATTATGGCATCATCGTTCCAGAAAAATATCCAGTCTGCATCTGATGCCCGGCTCAGAGTGTTGATGTATTCGTTGAGTCGACTATATCCAAGGGGATTAAATGTCATGGCAGTGTACGACACTGACAGGGCGTCCAGCTGAGGCTGCAATGATTGTTGAAAATGTTCAATACCCACAGTGTCGTCGTTGTCCAGTCCCAACAACACCTGTATGCTGGCTAGATCAGCAGCTTTTTCAAGTAGTCCAATAAGGCTGGTTGTTAGCGCCCTGACACGACCTCGTGTGGGCAATATAATTGCTATTTTGTATTCGTGTGACATGGTGTGAATATTTATATGCGCCGTTTACTCTGACAATGATTTGTTGACACAACAAATCATTAACCTTCGTAGATGGCCGAGTTGGCGCCGTGTTCTGCACATTCTGTCCTGACACAATGGCAACGATTGTTGGTTTTTTCTCTGATCAATCGATCAGCAAAATTGAAAGCATGTTCGGCAAACTTTTCTGCACCCACACCATCAAATAGTCTAATGTCAGCTAGACCCAATGCTTCCAGTTCTTGGAACTTGGCCAGGTGCGGGTCTGCTTTATCCAAAACCAACTTGTGATCAAAGTGATCTTCCAGCCAGGCCTTGAGCGGTTTGAGCCCGCCAAAGTCCACTGCCCAGTTCTTATTGTCCAGTGTGTCACAACTAAATGTAAATGTGAACGCTAAACTATAACCATGCAGCAAATGACAGTGACTATGATCAGCATTGGGCTGACGAAATACCGCTGACAGACCAATGTTGTGTCCGTAGCGTTTTGTTGAGTAAAATTTTGGCATTGTATTCTCCTGTATTAGATTGTAAAACAGGCGGCAGAGTTTGTCAAGCGGGATGAAGCCAAGACCGCCGGGGTTATTTTTTCTTAGCTGGTGCTGATTTTCTAGCTGATTTAGTCGGTGTACCCCCATCCACTGCAACAACTGTTTCGGGTTCGGACTTGATCAATTGTTCTAGTGTATCAAGGGCTTCGACTGTGGCAAACATCTGCCACAGTTGATCTCCGGTGGCAGAAATTGGCGAAAACTTGAATTCAACTACAGAATCATTTTTTAATTGAATTTGAAAAGTGCGGTCTTGGGTATTCGTTAGGTTTACTGTGCGAGAGCTTGCCATATATCTGTGTCCTTTCGTGCGATAAATTTATTTATTGGCTGTGCAGCACGGCCAATTAAAATGTGTATCTATATTCGGCCAGTGCTCGGTATTGTCCTGTTTCTGTGACTATTCCTGACAGCCGGTAGGCGTTGTGTCGGTCAATGACTCCGGTGTACAGAGCACGTATATATGTAGTGGTTTGTCCCACCACATTCATCTTGGTGCTGGTGTAGATTGCATTGCCGGAGTTGTCAACTCCGGTTGGCATATTGGCCGTTACGTTGCCGCTCAATACCACTGGCTTGATGCCTGCATAAATGCCAAGATCACCAAACCCCAACTCGTTGTATCGATAACCAGTTTCGGCCCATCCGCCCAGGATTGGACTCACATCGGTTATAATTCCTGGTTTAAAATTAGTAGTGGTCATCATAAGTGCGCCTTGTACACTGAAGCCATCCTTTTGATAAGTCGTCACCTGCTCCAGGGTACTGCTACTGCTGACTGAGCCAAATGATCCGGTAAAATTTAACCAGGGATTTGTGCTGAGACTGGTGTATTGAAAGCCAATGGAAAAATTGTCCTTCTTGTAAAATTCAGGAAGACCAATGCTCCATTGGGCAGGCGCGGTTGGTCCTAGATGCATACTATTGCCAGACTGGTCTCCAAATTCTTTGGGTAGCAAAGGTACCCCGACAGTGTTGGACGGATTCCGCGTTTCGGCACCCAAGCGCATGGCCATACCTTGCCGGTTATATACAGTATTGATATTGGCATTCAGCATATACTCGGTATGACTTGATAGATTGTATTGGTCTGCATGCTCGGTATTGAATGTAAAACTGTTGGGCCCGGCCGAGTTGTTGCTGCCGAAATTCAAATTGTAGTTGCGCCCCAACGAATCAAACGCCTGCATCTGATTCAGACTGGACATGTCAACACCAGATATGCCGCCGGTCAGTGCTGTAATACCTGATTGAGTGGCCACTCTCAACGAGCCAACTGGATTCATTAGCTGATCTGGATTTAATACCAGCCCGGGTCCAGCATCGGTCAGGTAGTTACTGGACGTGGCTGCCAGGACTTGATTCACCTGTGCTGAACTCATCCAGGGCCACGTGACCTTGACTGCATTAAATGCTGACTGTGCTGTTGTAGTTGTGATGTTGGCACCTACCAAACTCAGATATGTTGACATTCTCCTTGGACTGTAGGCATCGGTCTGATATTGCACGGTTGTCACAAGATATAGATTTTTATTGGCATCCTTGACCACAGCCACTTGATTGCCGTTGTTGCCTGAACCAACAATCAGATTGGCTTGACTGACAAAGTCGGTGATGATATTTTGGAATGCTGCCACATATGGACCGGTGGCGCTTTGTTTGATCAAGAATTGAGTGCTGTTGTTTGCGCCAGACCAATCAGATCCACTTACAATCATGCTTTTAAAACCGTTGCCTAGGTCTATAAATTGCGGATGATAAGTGCCGTATGTGTTGGTGTTGTAACCTTTTAGCATGGTGGCAGTTACATCGGTGAAATTACCTGCACCGTCATTTTGCAAAAACTGTATGGCTGACTGCTTTATAAAACCACTGGTATCGGGCCGACTAAACAGGATTAAACTTTGGTTACCACTGCTGTTAAAATCATGGTTTATGACCAAATAGTTATGGCTGCTGTTGCCCAGTATTGGGGTGGGCAAATCTCGTGCCCAATTGATACTGAGTTTATTGGTGGCCGGATCTATTGCCCAGGTGTACATTTTGGTAGTGCTGGCACCACATCCATTCCATCCTGTGTTGCCAACACATGCCCGGCTGTCGACGGCCACCAGCTGTGTCGACCCGTTGTTTAAAAAATCTGCGGCTGCAATACTGCTGGTACCCCAAAACAGATCGTTGTTGCCCCGAGCCTGATACACTGTAAATCCGTTGACACGATTATTCATCAAAAATGTAGTGTTTGGGCCGTAATCGGTGATGATAGCATCTTGCCATCCAGACTGGGTCAGGTCGGCAATCGTGGTACCGTGTCCCCATACCTGGGCACCAAGTTCTATGGTGCTACGACTAAATTGACTTCCGGTATTTCGAAAAAACCAGGCCTGACTGGATCCAGTTGGTCCGTAGTAGTTCATGTCAGTGGAAGCACTGATCAGCATATCGATTTTTCCAGACTTAAAAAAGTCCGCAAATTGAACATTGGGGTCTGTTCCCAAAATAGAGTTGCTGCCAGCAGCAAACCAACTGGCAGTATTGTTGACAAAACTGCCATTTTTCCAAGTGAACAACTGTATGCTACTGTCGACCCATTCGCTACTGGTGGCAGGTTGACTCATGCGCCCGGTCACAATCATACTGTCGGTACCATCACCGACTAGGTTGTTTACTATGTATTGCTGGCTTACTGAAGTTTTGGTAGAGTCACTGGTGTATGGATTAAATGTGCTGACATGAACAGGAGTGGCAAAGGGAACAGTGGCGCGAGAGCCGGCGGTAAATCCATATTTGGACAATGTTTCGGCGCTGGGAATTGCGCCGTTGGTATTGGACCAACCACTGTTGGTGTCACTGCGGACACCGCCACCATATCCACCACCGCCACCACCGCCACAGGCTGCGAGCAAGGCAGCAGTGACCAAAGAAATGGCTCTATAGGCATAGCCGGTTAGCTGTTGTTTCTTCATGTATTCATCCGGTAATAAACAATCGTGCCGCTATTATAACCGGTGACTATTTTTGGGTCAATCTCGTTTTAAATACTGTAGTTTATTGGCAACACCGGCCCATTTTTCGGCTTCGGGCATGGATTCTTTGGCTTTGGTAATGGGCTTCCATATTCGGGCCAAATCGGCATTGAGTTTGATAAATTCTTGCTGATCGTCTGGCACATCATTGTCGGCATATATGGCATTTTCGGGACATTCTGGAACACATACTGCACAGTCAATACAGCCATCTGGGTCAATGACCAAAAAGTTTGGACCTTCAAAAAAACAATCCACTGGGCAAACATCTACACAGTCGGTGTGTTTGCAAAGAATACATCCTTCAGTTACAACATAAGTCATGCTCGTTGTTCCTTGAGCCAGTCAGTGACACGCTGTTCGGCTTCATCCTGACTGATGGCCGGAACACTGATTTCCGCCAACTCTCCTACGTTGTGTCGAATCGAATAGGGAATCGGATCACCGGAAAAAACAATATCATTCATGTCGCGAAAAACAATGAATTCTTGAAGATTTTTTGCTCGATCAATGATCACGGAGGCCAACTTGTTTATATCTGTCATTGTATTTTCCTTAATTTGTGTACAGTCCTATCTCGGTGCGAATTCCTGTTGTAGTTTGATATTGTCAAAAAACTCTTTTTTGGTACTAGCATCGGTCTTGAACGAACCTCGCAACACAGTAGTTTGTGTTAGACTCGAGTGTGCCATTATGCCTCTGTTGGTGCAGCAGCCGTGTTCTGCCTCTAGGTAAACACCCACATCTTGGGCGTTTGTGACTCGTTGGATTTCTCTTGCAATGTCCATGCAGAGTTCCTCTTGTAGTGTTCCGCGCCGGGCACACCACTGAGCAATACGTGTATATTTAGACAGGCCGATAAGTCGGGGGCCAGCAATAATTCCAATATAAGCCACACCTGTAACAGGCTGGTGATGATGCGAACACATGCTCTTGAGTTCGCTACGCACCACCAACATCCCGTCGTATGCTCCGTCTGTATCATTTGGGAAAGCCGTCGGACTTGGACTCTCCTCATACCGACCAGCCATAATTTCGTAAACATACATCTTAGCTAGACGATGTGCGGTTCCTTGTGAGTTCGGGTCAGTGTGTCGATCAATAATTAAACTGTCAAGCACACCCTCGAACCGGGTTGTAAGTTCGTCTACCAGCATGCTCTTTTCTTCGTCGGTGATAAACTCACTGATGTTGTCGCCTGCCCAGAAGCGTTTGTCTGCATCTATCAAGCGTTTGCGAATTACTTGTGATAGGGTCACGCTGTTATCTGTCATATTAGTCCTTGATTGTGATTGTTCTTAAATCTGGATACTGAACAAATTTAGGTTCTGGGCAATGTTCTTTCAGGGCATTCAACAAAGAGATACCTTTTACGGCTTCTTCGGGGGTGGGTTTATAATGATAGCCAACTCGGAATTCCTTTTGTTGTTCCCAGGGTTTGATATTTAGATCGCGTCCATCATACCGCATACAAATTATAGCATCATATGCTGTCTTGTCATCCAACAGTATAGCACCACCACGGCCTATATGTAAAGGCTTGGTATGCCCAAAACTCAAACATTGTATCTGTCCCGGACGATACATGTCTTTTTCTAATCTACGTGCTGAATCCCAGACTCGTGTGCCTTCAAACTTGTACTCCCCAATCCATTGTTGCCTGTGCGGCAACGAGTCTGGAAAATAGCTATACTTGATACCTAGCTTGTGCATGGTCATCGGTATGCTCAAATAGGTATAAGGAGTAAAACTGCACTCCTGGATCCTGTCGTATCGCAAGCACATTTCAATGGCATGAGTGCAGCAATCGGTCATGACAGCATACGGAGCACCGGTGTATTCTGCAAGTGCCATTTCAAATCGCTTGATATCGTCAAATGTCATTGGCTTAAATGATCTTTTTTAATTTCTCTTACATTGCAGTCTAGTAGTTCTGCTGCTTGATTCTTGAGTCTGACCCGCCGGTTATTTAGGTTACGAATATCAATGGCTCTGCGGCCAATTTCTTCTAAACTGAGATTTTGCTCTTGATTAGATTTAAGTGCAGCCTCGAGTTCCCAAATCGCATTGTGAATAGTTTCTAACTCTGCAATGTGAGATGAAATTTTTTCTAGGTCGAGATGTTTTGCCTGTTGTTGGTACCAATCAAGTTCTTCTGCATTTAGCCGAGTCCTATGCCATTTGATTTTTGCAATGACCAATCGGTCTACTAATTCAATAACTGGAAAAAAATTCATTTTAGCTTCATTGTTTGATTGGTAGCATTGACCCAACTTTGATGGAGTTCTCGAAATTGATCGGTATCTAACTCGGATTTAAGTATATTTTCAAATTTTAACAAAAATGTCTCTAGTTTGTCAACATCGAACATGTCGCTAAGAGCAATGCAATTTTCCGAATCAATCAACGAAAAATTCCAGTTGAACCCAGGAATTTTTATAATAATATCGTTATAACATTGATCTCTGCTTTCAACGTCACTCCAATGCCACTGGTTTTGAAATACGGACTTATAGATCAATGTTGTTGGCCGACCTAGTCCCGGCGCTTGGCTTAACCATGTAAGTCTTTTTGTTTGTTTATCGTAGTGAAAGACTTTTGAAAACAATAAATCTTTGTATAATTGAACATCATCTACTACAATATTAACCCAAGTAGCATGTGACCACCACGGTGGTCTTTGTTGTTTGTGCCAAAAATCAACTATGAATTTGTTGTCGTTGAAGCATTGTTGAATCCATGGATCAATGTTGTCGTTGAATTTTTTCCAAAATTCTGAATTTGTTAGATCTGCACCACGAGGCCAAAGCCTACTAGCAGGCAACACCCAGGGGGTATCTACTTCTTTTTGAAACCATATCTCGTCGGCAACAGGCAAAGAATTTTTATACCAGGTAACTGTTTCTTTTTGTGTTGTTGTATTTTTTGACCATTTTGCAACATTGTCAAACAACATCAAGCAGGAGGCAATAAATTTGCCTCCTGCGCCCGGAGGATATTTAATTAAAATCCAGTTGTCAGTATCGTAGTTCATGGTAATAATTTTTAAAAACCTTGGCTAATTTTTTATGTCCATTGACATTTAGATGTTTGTCAGTTGGTCCGTTAACAACGCAAAAATGTTTGGCATATTCAACAATTCCCAAATTATCTGGATAAAACCAGTTTGTGTTACCCTTTAGTTTGGGGTTGTCTAAAATGTTTTGTATTTGTATGTTACTGATATTGGGTCTACAAGGCTGACAAAACTCCACGCGAGTTTTGTTATATATTTCATAGTGACGCTCACTTAGCCATATGTCTCTGAAATCACCAGAGTCCCAGCTACCAAGTTCAAACTGCGGATTGCCTTTGCCCTCACAGCAGATGTAGATCTTGCCATCGGCACAAAATACAGGAAAATGAAACATCTGATGACACTTCTTGTAGTTGCGTGATAGTGTTTTGTTTTGGTTGGCCCAGTAAGGTAGTTTGTATATCTGACTGTACTTCTCTAATCTGGCAATGGTGGCCCCTGTGATGGGATAGGCCCGATTATCAATGATCACCGGGCGAAAATACAACATACGGCCCCCTAGCTCTTTGACCAATTTAAACAAATCGTTGATTGCTTCGTCTGTGTCGTTCAATGGATTAATCAGACATTTAAAATCTACATTGACTCCGGCTTGAATAAGCCCGCGAGCATTGTCGCACACCTTAGTAAACAAACTCTTGGCAGTTAGACTCCGACGTATTTGTTCGTATAACGGTTCGGTACCTGCATCAATGTCGATTCCAATCCAAGCAAGTTTGCGTAATTTATCTACATGAATAGTATCTAATAGACTATTTAAATTACTACCATTGGTAGTAATACTACCCAGGAATCCCAGGTCTATTGTGTGTTCGATAACCTTTTCGTAACTGACTAATACAGTGGGTTCACCTCCGCCGGGATAGGTAATGGTGTGTGTTGTACCGTAACTGTTGGGTGTGTGAGCTCTCCAACTGGCCAATTTGTCCAATAGACCAATGTATTCTGTGTATTTTTTTTGAACCGGCATTGCTGCCCTAAAATCTGCAGAATTACAATAGTAGCAGTCTTGATTGCATACATTGGTCAAGTCAATATCTACTTGTGCAGGTAATATTTTCATATCATCCCGATTTTGCATCCAATGAACTAGTTCGGCAAATTGATACATTATTTGTATTTGTTGATTGCGTTGGTCAATGCTTCTAAATGATGGTGATTAAATTCACCATTGTAAAATTTTGTTTGATTATTTACAGTGCGATCTACTAACTTATCATAAATTTTGTCAATGCCTTGAGATACCAAATCATCAATCACTGCGTGAAGTTTAACTATTCTGGTTCTGGTACTTGGTTCGCTGTCATAATAATTGTGATCTATAACATCGTCGTAGGTATCAACTCCTTGCTGTTTTAAAAAACTCATAGTTCCAGGATTACCCAACATAACAAAAGGCACTCCGGCTGCAATGGGTATCCAAGTTTTTTCTGTAGTAAAAACACCGTGTTTTGACGCAGTGGTCTCTGACACCAGATGCAAGTATGAATCAATGAGCTGTGGCAACTTATACCAAGGTGTCTGCCCATCTCCGACTTGCAAAGATTCTTTGGCTGTATTCCATTGTATTCTTTCATCCGCAGTTAATATCAAATCATCTTGTCTGGCAATTACTGGTTTTTTAAGAAAAGTTATAGAGATATTGTCTCTATAACTTTTCTTTACTAACTGTAAGTAATTGACAATACGATGTGGTCTTGGCTGACCACTCATACAGCCCAAAAAGTATGTTTTGCTAGAAAATTTATATGTGGGCGTAGGTCGACCTTGTTCTAACTGCCACAGTGACCAGTATGGAAAGTAAATCATTCGAGCAAAACGTTGATGTTGTGTATGATTATAAGTGAGTAGTAAAAAATTTATATCTGTTTTACTCAACTGATCGCACACGTGATTTTCAAACATAAGCTGATTCTCTGACGAAAAATCTATAACTACTAACTGATTTTTATACTGTTTGAAATAGTCGTAGTTAATCTCGAATGTTTGATAATCTATAAATTTAGCGGGATCAATGCAGACAACATCAAGTAAGTCAAACAGTTTCAATTCAAGCAGTTTCATACCAAGCCCATGCATGTTGAATGATATCCGTCAATCCAAATTGTGGCTGCCACCGACTAGCAATCATAAACCGGGTAGGATCTGCCACCAGTTGTGCCGGATCTCCACTGCGTTTTGGACCTGGCTGCCAGGCTATGTCTCGATTCAGCACAGCAGATGCTGCTTGTACAACTTGTAAATTACTATAACCTTGGTTGGTACCAAGATTATATATGTCTGATTTGACAGCAGGATCGAGAGCCATGATGTGAGCAGAAGCCAGATCTTCCACATGGACGTAGTCACGAATACAGGTACCGTCTTTGGTAGGATAATTGTCGCCATGCATGACAAATTCTTGACCATTCCGCACACTTTCCAATATGCGGGCAACAAGGTGCGTGGCCCCGGGTGCTTGTCCATGTCGACCTTGACTGTCGGCACCGCAGGCATTGAAGTAGCGAAACGAAACAAAGTCTAGTCCATAGGCCTGTTGATAACTTTGCAACAGCCAATCGGTCATCAATTTGCTTTGACCGTAGGGACTGATGGGTTCTGTAGGATCCACTTCTCGTACCGGTGTCATTACAGGATTGCCATAGACCGCAGCACTTGAACTAAAAATCAACCTAGAGTTGATTTTATTCTGTATCAAATAGTCCAGCAGTCGTTTGGTCTTGACATAGTTGTTGTTGTAATACTCTTCGGGATTGGCCAGACTAGGCCCAACCAGACTGGTGCCGGCGCAGTGAATGATAGCTGCTGGCCTGTGAGAATTGATTGATTCCAATGCAACTTCGCCACTGAAGTCGCCGGTGAGCCAATTGGCCCCAGATGTACGCAGCAGCTCACTGGGTATGATTCGATCAATGGCATAGACCGTGTGGCCGGCATCTAGCAATTTGAGCACTGTTTGGCCACCAATGAATCCGGCGGCACCGGTTACAATTATTCTCATATATAATTTTTCTTTGATAAAAATGGAATAATAATTTCATCAACAAATTTTTGATTGTGTTCTGTAGTAGGATGATCATCAATGCTTTTGCCGTATGGAAAAAATGATAATCCTGTGTCTACTGCCCATTCGTACTGTCCATTCACAGACAAAAATTGATCATGATCGATTTGGTTATATAGATGTGCGGATTCAGCATGTCTTAAAATTTTATTTTGATAAAATCTGTGATGATTATAAAACACAGTGTCCATGTATGTGGTCATAAAGTATGAAATGTTATGCAACTTCAAAAACCATTGAACTCTTAGTATATGCTCATAGGTGTAAATTAATGCTCCGATATCATTGTGAAATGTGCTGTAGTAAGACTTGGCGTAATGATTTTCCCAATGTGCATTCAGAATCAGCCAGTTTTTATCAGTGGTGGGCGATAGACTGGTATAGAGATAATCAGGATGATTGCGAGTTTCTTTGTTGTTGATATAAAAATCCTGACGATCCGGTCCACTCCACATAATACCAACCAGTATTTCCGAGGCATCAACTGTTTTCAGAGTCTCACTGACTTGATAGATAATCTTTCTGCTGATTAGTCCGTTTCCTTGAGACCGATGAGCTGTGTTTATAACTGGAACATTTAACTTGTCTGCCAATTGTACGGGCCATTTGATAGGAGAATTATTGTCAGGCATTGCAAAACTACAACCCCCAGTTATTAACAATTTGATAGGCATTACTCGACTTTTCTTACCGGATACTTGGCTTGACCAACATGGTCACGATATCTTGAACCGGCACGATTCCATTGTTCGCCCGAGCCGGTAATGATGTCTACCACACGATCCACAGTACCGTTGTTCCAGTCTGAAATCAGACCCTGGTTGTGATGTAGCACCTGCAACAAGTTTTCTAACTTGTGGTAGGCATCGTCTATTGACCAAGGAACGTAAAGCCTGTTGGGGTCATCAGCAAAGGTCTCAGGGAAACTGCGATAAGCAGGATACAGCACATTACAGCCAAGTGTGTCTGCCTCACTGACTGTGTTGGAGACCCAGTCCTGAAGAGCACAATTAAACAGCACACGAGTATTGTTAAGGAGATCATAGTATTCGTTCTTGCCGAGATTGTCGTAAATTTTTAATTTACCTTCGGATTCCAACCGACGAGCACGATCAATGTATTCGGGATTGTTGCTGCGCAACGGGCCGCCCTGGAACACAGCAAACTCAACGTCTCGGACACGACCCTGCGCATGGTACATGTCAATCAGGTCCATAAAGAAACCGGGCTGTTTCTCCTGGTCGAAACGAGCAGCAAAACCCACCCGCATTCGGCGTTGGTCAAACGGCTTGATGTTTTCGGCGCCGCCGACACGTTCCAGCACCTCTGCCTTGTCAAAGGCCAGTCCTGAAATGTTGTAGATTGGCGCAGTCCAGCCGGCAATACGCATGTGAGCCACCATTTCCTCACTGGTGGCCAACACCGCAGTCACAAACTCATTGACCATTTGTTCATAGAGACCCATCCACTTGGCCATGCCCCATACATGAACAAAGTCATCAGGATCAATGCTCTGTGCCAGACAACGCACATACACTCGAGGACGTTGGTCTGCAGGAATCTGGTTCATGATGTAGGGCAAGCTCTCGATACCAGGAGTAAACATATCCTCAAAGTAGATAACGTCTTCACCAGTAACATCGCCCTGTTGCATGAGTCGCACCAGATTCATCATTTGACTCATTGAAAAATAACTACGACCATGTGCATCCAACACTTGACCTACCACAATCTTCTGACTGTTGTTTAAAGTCGACCCTGGCACATACACTACATCCAGTCCACGACGGTCAAACACACGGCGATTCCACTCGGTCAGTTGTAGAGTATAGCGAGCCTCATACGACTCTAAACCCATGTAAAATAGTTTTCTCATACTTGTTCTGCAAATATATTAATCATTGATTGTGTCTGTGTCCAGATAATCTGCGGCTGTCCTCATACCACATGTTCTTGGCATTTTTGCCCTGACTAAACTTGTTGTACTGTTGCCAGGCATAGCTCTTGAAGTTGTAAAGGTCAGCTTCGTTGTAACGATAGCCATAGATCTTACAGAACTCTAGATAATTTGACAAATCCTCTAGGATCTGTAGTGCTTTGGGATTTGCGCGATACTGGGTTTTAGCCATATTATTTCCTTGAATTGTACAAAACTATTAAATCTTAATATTCTGTGCTGGACGAGTTAAATCATATTTAATCAAACAACCGTTTTCGTTATCTTCTGAAATTTCAATCCATACTGCCCTATCTGGATATCGTTCGGCTATTTGCACATACAAATCATCTGCCAGCATTTCTACGCTTTTAAAATCCAACTGTAAAATGCCTTGGCTGTAGAAACTTTCTAACCAGCGTTTAAATTGTATAAACTCTAAATCTCTATTTGAGTGCCAGACATCAATCCAAACTTTAAACCAGAAGATATGACGATGAGGGCTAGCAAGGAATGCAACATTGTATTCATCGTTGGTATTTAATTTGGGGTCAGTGGCAGCAGCTGGGTAGCAATGGATGCCTTCCTTTTGGAATTGTACAAATATCATTCTAGTTGCGGCAGATTTTCGTCTTTCTACTGTTTCGCGTTCTTCTTGAGTCATTTTGATTTGGGTCCTGTTTTACGTTGAGTTAGAGATGCCAATTGTCTTGTGTCTGATCAAGGCTTGTCCTTTGATTTTACACTTTTTCACACTGCTGTCAACACTCATTGAAACCGTTTTCTTTTTGTCGCTTATCCATTGATTACTTCATCTTGGGTGTATTTAGACCAGTCAGTAAACACTGAACGTTTTTGTAGACTGTGTAGACTGTGACACCATACTCCGGGATTTGTGGCAGCAAAATCTCGGTCGTCGATCTTGAGTGTGGCGTTGTAGCCAAACTGTCGAATGTAGGGCAGTTTGACCGAAATCATAGGAATAAAATTGTGATGTTCAGTCAATCCACTTTGCAACAGGCCCTCTACACAGGCAACGTCAAGATCCAAGGTACACAAGATATCTTCATCCAATACTGAATGAATCATGCGCTCCCACGGAGCCCAATCTGCACCATCATTCACAGCAAGTGGCGGGAAACTCTGATTGGCACCAAAATACACATGTCTGATATGCTGGGTTTCGTCCAGCAACGGCCAAGTGTCTTTTACAATACGTAAAATTTCATAATAGTCTTGAACTCCTATTACAAACAGAGTTTTTCTACCGTATGCAGGAGTATGTTCTACTTCAGTTCCTACAAAGAATTTAACATTGTTGTGTTCAGGTCTGTTCATTTAATTTGATCATGTTCGAGTTGATCCAATTGGTCCTGTTGGGCCAGGCTAAATTGTTCGTCTAATTGTATGCTAGCATCCCCTGCGTCGTCGGCTGTTTCGAACAAAGCAGTGAATTGGCTGTGTGCGTTTTTGGCCTTTTTGCCCTTGAATCCGCGTGTGCCCACAATGTCCATCCAATAACGGTCATAATGTTCGATAATGGCCTCGGCTTTGCCACGGTCTGCGGTGGCAAATATGGCATCTACAATGTCTCGGAATCGGGCATGATCGCCATTTTGGTTCCACATCATAGCAGGCCAGGTTCCGTTATCATATTCACGATTGGCACGTTGTACCGCTTCAATGTGCATCCAAACATTGTGTCCCATGAGCAAGGCATAGCTGAACGAATCCCAGGAAGTCTTGCCTTCTTTGCCGACCTTGTTTAGATCACCGGGTCGGTAGCGACAGATATCTTTCATTTGCAGTTGTAGACTGATCGGGCTTTCGTCAAAGTGATCGATTAGACCGTCGGCCACCACAGCAGGGCCAAACGGGCGTGTATCAGTGCTGTACTTTTTATCGTCCACAATAGGACTCATTCTATAGCACCATTTTTTGTTGTGCGGAAGGTCAATGTGATGGTAGACCTGCCCATTTGCAGTTGCCAAAAACGGACTAGCACAATCAAAACTGATAGTAAAAGCAGGATTCACATATTTTCTTACAGCTCGTTGAATGTCGGTGAGCAGCACTGCCCACTCCAGTTTGCTTGTGCCTAAGAAGTGCATCCAATCGTGAATGCCTTCCTGTAACAGGCCATCGTGACGCAGTGCCACAAGTCTACGCAGCACCAAGTGAATATCGCACATGTTTTGACCACCCATACTCCATCCATCAAAGTGTGTGTCTGGATACAAGTTAGAATCACAATAGTGTTTCATTGTTTCATACCAACGATCAGCATCGGCATGATTGGCACCTTGCAGAACGTTTAGCACTTTCATGCCACCGTGTTTGGCACCTTTGCGATGCTGTATATAATAGTCGTTGTTATACCGGGTAGCCGCTACTGCTTCATCTAGGGTGGTGATACCACAAGCATCACTGGCCTTTTTGTCATGTATGACCCAGGTCGGAATATCAAGTGTCATTCCATAAGTGGCAATACCATCTAACCATTTGAGCACTGCTTCACGTTTTTTCTGTGCAGCATCTAACAAGTTTTGATAGTTTTTTGCATGATCAATCTTGATATACCGGGTACGACCATTTTTGTCGTGTCGGGCACGGCCATCGGGCCCGAGATCTGGCACATGCTCGATGCCTCGAGCTCGAAATTCGGCCATTTTGGCCACAACCTCTGGACTAGTTGGGTCGCGCCATTCACCCTCCCATAGACCCTTGGCAATCTGGAATCCGCCCGAATCGCCCAGTATCACTGTGCCAGGTTCGCGATTACGCACCATGTCCTCACTCCAGTCTTGCTTGTTAAGATCCAGATTGGCGTGACCGCCCGAATACAGGCTCCACCGGTATGGAAACAGACTCTTGGCACTGTTGAGCCAGTTCATCTGTTCCATGTCTTTGAGACCAGCTGGCATACGGGCGGAATCCACATAGGGACCGTTTACAGGATCCCGCTGCTTGCCTATAAAAGTGGCATAGAAGCCTGAGATTGCAGGCAAGAACACCGCATAGTCGGTCTGTTTGGCAGTTAGATTATCTTGTATCACGGTGATCGATCAGCACTTGAAGAATAAGCATTTTGAAGTTGATAAAGATCGTTTCCGTGATCGATCCAAGGTAAACGATCTGTTGCAAAATCATTTGCTGTCACGGAAAAATTCTTACCGGGGTTCATGCTGTACATGGACCAGGGCGCGGCATAAAAATTATAAGGCAGCCCAAGCATTTTGTTAAAACCCAATGGTCGATGATGAGTACACTGTCCCCAACTACCCCCAATTACTAGCCAGTCTTTTATATGGGGAACAAGGTGGTTAACATGGATGTTGAATGATATGTCATCAAGTAATAAAAAACTGTTTTTGCCCAAATGCTGTTGAATATGTTTGCTTGTTTTTCTATTTCTTGTTTCTTTAAGAATTGGCAGCAGAACTTCGGGAGTAAAGTTATAATAACTGTACGCAAGTAATGTGCTACTCAGTGCAACATCTTCGGAATCCAGAGCTGTTTCATAGCTGGCCACCACAATACTATCAAATTGTTTAAAATTAATAGTATTGTTGACTGTGTTATAATAGCTGTCATGATCAGGATTGTCCCAGCAATCGATACATATTAGCCCTCGGATATCAGCAAGATTCATCAAGGCTGGTCACCTGTTAAATGATTACGTTGCTTGTATGCAGGATCGGTGTAAAAACTACCAATGGTTGTGAAGTTGTGTTGAGCGCTTGTCAAGTCAGTCATCTCATACTTTCCAAAGTGATCATGCGACCCAGTTCGCGTTCAAAGTCTTGACCTTCGGGCACAATGTATGTTTTGTAGTACCTGCGATCCAAAGTTTGGTCATAATGCTTGAAACTTATAATACGCCCACCAATGGCAGACCTTATCTGAATCGTGAGCCCGTCGCCGTCTGTGTCATCGACGATCGGCATTGGTTTAAGAGACAAATGGTCTTCTCTAAACAACCAGTCATAGATTCGTTGTCGTAGCGATTTCATTGGTTTTTCTCACTTGCTTTGAGCTGGGAGGATATAGTTGTAGGTAGCCAGTCCGGAATCCACTGTGATCTGTGCCGCACCTTCGTCGGAAATTTTCACAACCTTGTCGCCCACCAAGTCCATGATGGAAATAAAAGTTTTCACGGGCCATGACCATGTGCGTTTGAGTGTACCACTCACACCGGAGTGAAACACAAAGTTACCGGCGTGTGTGCTGTGGTCACCAAAGAAAAACTTTAAATCGCCATTTTCGGTTCGAGCTTGAAAGTTCACTTCTTCGGCATTGGCCTGTGCTTGCATTTTGAGTCGCTGGATGGCAGTCACAGTGGGTTCAAACTCAACATGCCAGTTGACACCTTTGAATTTGACAGTCTTGGCCTTTTCTGTCACAATCTCACTGGCCATAAAACGATAGGTATTTTTAAAATCTCCTGTGGCATTTTGAAAACTAATGCCGTCGGGTTCACCGGTGGCTTTCCGGGTGACACTGAGATCTGCACCTTCCTTGTACTCGGACAAATTCAAAAGAATATTAAGTTTTGCCAAGTTGGGCATGCCAAATAGACCCATGAACTCGGGCACTGGATTGGCATACTGCCCTTCGACCACCACACTACGATCTTCGGCAATGCCAAAGATGTCTGTTGACTTGTCGTCACCGGTGATTTTGACCAAGCTGATACAGCCCAGTTTTAATGTGTGTTCTACCAGGTCTAGTAAATGATCTTTCATGTAATTCTCCTTGTGTTTGATTGTAACAGATTTATTTAGAGTTTGCAATGGGCTTAGGTAATATTTTTGCTAGACTTTGGCCGCCGCGCAACGATGTTGCAGCACCGGGCTTTTGAAATTCTATCCACACACTGGGTCCCCCGGCGTCGTGACAAAATACTTCTTCAAACCCTAGATAACTGGCCCAGCTTCTGACCAATGATCCTGGGGTGTAACCAGTGATACCTTGTTCAACTGCCTGCAGAGCCCGATAACGATCACAGTCGTTGAATGTCATGGCCACAACACCCCCGGGCAATAATTTTTGATACAGTTCCTCAAGGTATATTTTTATCAATGCAAACGGACGATAATCCAAATAATTATAGATCAAACAAAAACCAATTTGTTGGTCAGGCAATCTTGTCAAGATTGGCTGTTCAAATGATTCTTTGATCACATACGGGCGTAATCTGTTGCGATACACCGGATTGAACTGTTCCAGTGTGGGCGCTAACAAGTGATCACTTTCATCCACTAGATACAACGGATCACTGGCAGTCATTGCGTGTGTAAATGGCTCCAGCATTGGATGTATGATCATGGCCGGATGTTTCCAATCGCAGTAGTTGGCCACTCGACTCTTTAGTGCCGATTCTGTGTCTGCATCCTGACGAATCGGCCTGTTACGGTGCAAACCTAGATATTCTTCTGTTTGTGCATAGTTGGTTTCCAGGTATCGTTTTTTATATTCGGTGTAATTGCGATGTAGCCATGCTTGTTCGTGGGTGGAGATCAATTGCCGAACTTCTGACTTTAGATCCAACAAGTCTTCTTCAATGCTGGCAAATACTGATTGCAATGTGTAATTTTTTTCTTCAAGCCGATGTTGAAAACCTGCATCAACACCGGCCTGGGGCACATTAATTTGATCACTAATCAACTCAAATCTAACACTTGATTCCTGTTGAAGGTCTCGCATGGTCAACTCGTCCAGGCGATTATTTAAACGTATCAATTCGGTCAAGTTCATATCACCACTCAAATAATGTTTGGAAAGTATTTTCGGTGTTGGTGGCTGCGGCCAGGTCCCAGTCCAACACGCCCAACAGATTGTCAATTTTTTGGTCCACTACAGTGGCCTCCATTTCGGCATGATCGAATGGCAGTTCTTTAAACCACTGAGGTAAATGCATTTCGTCTGTGGGATAGCCGATGCTGGTCCAGCCCAGGGGATTGGACTTGAGTTTGCACACAATGGTTTTCATACCGTCAACAATTTGCATGCTGTAGTTATCGTTGTTCATGCGCCGCATGTTATTCCAGTTGATGGCGGCTCGCACATGCCCGGGCATGTTGGCCCGGCCCAGTCTAGCTTCTTCTTTGCTGTACCGGGTTAGATTATTGACACGTTTGGGCGAGCCTTTTTCCCAACCCGGGCGTTCGGCAAACTCATACTTGAATTCTCTAATACGCTCCACAATGCCTTCGCGATCGGCGCCCGACAACACTCGTTCCAGTATCTCCAGCAAAAAGTCCTGGATCACCCGGGGAGTGTCAGATCGTTTGAGGTCCAGTCCCATGGCCTTGGTCTTGCCAGGCCGCCCGCCCACATCCAGGCGGGTGTTTTCTAGGTCAATGATGTTGACAGCATAGCGTTTTTTGGTAATAAAGAGACTGCGGTCTGCCACCAGCTCTCGACCAGCCCGGATTAGCTCGCCAGAATCTCTAGGACAGTGAAACGCCTGTTCCATGAATGCCGGAAAGCTGGCGTTGACCTGTTCGGCTATGCTGTCATACAGCTGAATGCAGGTTTCTTTTGACCAGGTCATTGTGCCAGCGGAAACTTCGTTCTTTATGGCAGGCCAAGCCGAGAAATAGCAAGAATCGGTATTGTGTACCAACACATCATTGGCAAAAAAGAATGGATCTTGTTTGTCAATGCTTATGTCGTAGACGTAGTCGTCGATCTCGCCTAGACATTCTATAGATTTTACTCTTGTTCTTTCAATATCCATTCTGCAACCGTTCTAATAGTTTCAATCCTATTTGCTTTAAAAGCAGACTCCCATACTACAAAAGTGCAAAAACCCAAATCTCTTGCTGTTTGTAGTTTTAATCTATCTCGTTCCCAGATATCTCTGGCTTTTTTGCCTCGTATCACGGCATCAGGCAAAAATAATTTTGGATTGGCATGCCAATAATCTCCATTGAACTCTATTATACAATTTTTGTGTTTGATGTCAAACACAACATATGTGTCAAGCAGTTGAGACCATTTACCGAACGGTCTGACAAGATTAGTATATTCCAGTGTTCCCACTAACTGCTCTAGCTCATTGACAAATTCCAGTTCGAGATTGCTAGAGAAGAATCGAGATTGTCTTGTCAAGATTATATCAACCGCATCATCGATTGTGATCTCAAGTTTATGAGCTAGTATTTTGGGGTCATTGACTGCTTTTTCTTTGTTAATCTGTTTGTATTTTTCCAAGCCAAATTCTATTCCGTATTTTTCTAAGAAATATTCTTTGGTGTTTGTGTATGCTTGTCTTTCACAATAGTCTTCCCATCTTTTGATCCCGTCAATCTCGCCATACTTTGAAATCATGTTAATCAAAGTAACTGCACGAGAAGAATTAAATCGATCGAACTCTTCTTTCGTCCATCCGTGCTTTTGTTGTTTGTATTCAAAGGAATTTGAATACGCTTGCTTTTGCTTGTATTGTTCCCATCGCGCAGTGCCTTCTTTTTCTCCATATTTCGATATCAAATTTTTTAAAGTCACTGCAGTTTTGGCTGCCACAGATGCATCAACCACTTTTGCACCCGGATATGCTGCCATGTATTCTTTACCGTTGCGAAATCTGCCGGTGCATTTAAATTTAAAGTGGGTCCATTGCAGTCGTTTTTCCTGCGCCCCGCATTCTAGACATGTGATCATATGGCAATACTCCTGTGACCATACTATTTATGTCTGTAAACAGATAATCAAATCCGTGGGCAATATTTCGGTTGGCTTGACTTCGATTAAAAATCCGTCACGATCTACCATGACACTGTGGTCTTGAGTGACTTTGATTTCTTTGCCATTTTCGAGAACTATTTTAAAGATTTTCTTTTTGGTTTTATGCCGCATGACATAAGAAATCTCACTCATGACCGGATGATCTTCAAACGAGTTAAATCCAACAACTTTGGCAAAGCATTGTGTTCCGTATTCTTTGGTTCCGATGATGCTATGGTCTAGACATTGTGTAAATAATTCTTCGATGGTTGTTTCCCCGTCGTCTGTTCGGATTTTGGTGTCACCTGTGACACTGTCACCATAGATGATGGCTGCACCTTGATGATCGTATTGGCCTGTGATGCACTCGTTGATGTAGGCATTCATGTGCCGAGCAATGGCACGACCGGTCAGGGTAGTACTTTGTCCAATCCTGTGATCGAAAAATCTGCAGCCGGGATTCAAAATTGCCCCATATAGACTGTTCAAGTTAATTTTTTTCACCAGCTGACGCTTGTCCCAGAAGGTTTCTTCTTTTTTGTTCTGTGCCTGTTTCTTTCGTGCCTGCAGGTCTTTTCGCTCGGAGTACCAGCGTTCCAACAGACCGGCAACCACTCCTTTAACTTCATAGGTCACTATGGTGCCATTGGCAGTGAGCATCCAAGGCTGGTTAGAGTCAAATATCATGCGCCAGATTTCTGCTGCTGAATGCACCGACTCGTTGCCTGAACTCCAGTCAATGGTGATTTCAGTACCACGCTGCTGTTCCATCACTGCGGTATATTCCAAGCTGCCAAACAAGCCCTCCCAAGCAGCAGCAAAGCTGGCCCCCGACCGCATGCGATCAGCAATGAGTCGGTCAGTCATGATGGGTCTCAGTTGACCCACAATGGTTTCGGGTCCCATGTTGAGTGCACGAATGGCTGAGGGATACAAACTGTTGATGTCCACTGATCCCACCCACTCGTGTATGCCTTTTTTGGGCACAGCCACATAGGCACCGGCGGCCTGGGTGTCATCGTCAGTGAGTCGTTGCTTGCGATTGGGCACTACCATGCCGCGTTCGTGTGCTTCGTTGATGATGGCCTGTTCGGTCACAGCCACAGCACCCATGGTGGTCTGTAGCAACACAGTGTTGGCATGAGCCAGTTCGTTGGCCAGGTCTAGAAATCTCAACTTCTGGTCCAGCTTGGCCAACAGCATGGTGTCCTGGCGATTGTATTCAATAAATGTGCGGAAGTTTTGATTGTACAACTGATCCAAAGTGCCTTCGAATGCGGTTTTGCATTCGTTGAGTTCGTACTCGCCAATGGCATCCAAGCTGTAGCTGTGTCGCTCTTCATAGGTGTACTTGCGATACAGTTGCATATAGTCCATGTGCACTCGGCCCACCAGATCATAGGTTTCGTTTTCGGCACCAAAGCGTTCGAATATGCGCTTTTTGGGATACTGGTCCCAGAGACAAAAGCGTCGACTATCGTCTCGGCTCAGCACACGAGTCACACGGTTCACAGTATAGGGTATGTCATAGCCTTCGCTGTTCCAGCCCGACAGTGCATCGGCATCTTGTATGAGATCAAGAAATGCGTCGAGCATGTGTTGTTCGCGCTCAAACAACACTGTGTTCGAAAACTTGCTCGCAATTTCCTCTGCAGTGTCCCGACTCATGTGATTGGGTGGTACCACCAGTGTGACCAGTTGATCTATCCAGGTCAAATACACTGATATGGCTGTGATGGGATTGAACGGATCCTCCACAGGGGAAAACCCACGCTCAGGGTCAAACGCTACCTCAATGTCGAAAAAT